CGCCGGCGATAAACCCCGTGAAGCGCACGTCGGCGGTCGTGTCGTAATTGGTTTCCAGGCGCTCGGTGCGGATCGGCGTGATGACGCAGAAGTCTGACCCGAGCGGCTCGGGCACGCGGTTGGCCTGGCCAGCGATCACCGATACCGGATTGCCGTCGCTGCCTGTGGCCGGGAGCACCGTCTTCAGGAAGTTGACGAGCGCGGCCTGGACCGTCGACTGGTTTGGAGTTGGGAGGCTGCCGGCCACACTGACCTCATGCCGCGACGAGCAGCGTGCTCGTGGTCAACGCCGTTCCCGCCTTCTTCCCGGTGTTCGCGGTGATGAGGGTGCCGTCGCCGTTGTAGTAATAGCTCGATCCTGGCGAGAGACCCGAGAGGCCGCTGGCGACACCGTTCTGCTGAATCGTGACTTTGGCGCCCTCGCTGGCGGCGGCAGCCGTAAAACCAATGGGGCCGTTGTTGATTGGGTTGAATTTGATAACGCGCGCATACGGCACGTTGTTGAAGTCCACAAGCGTCGCCAGTGCCCGGCTGCTGTCCAGTCCGTACAGCCAATAGGCGGTCAGGCCCTGATGCTTAAGTGGATCGGACAGTTGCGTGTCGTTTCCTCCATAGATGGCAAAGTTTGCATCGCTGAGAATGAAGCCGCCGTCCGCGAAGCCGGACGCGACCGTCCAGCGACGGTCAAGTAATGCGGGCTTGAGCCGGTGAAGCTGTAGAGATCAGACGGGCTGAGCAGTAGCTGCTCGAATGTGAGGGCCGATGGGGTTACCGTGCCGACAGACGCCGACGAGACGCCTTCCTCGTTGCTGATGCTCCAGATCAAAAAGTGCGTTGCGTCCATCGGAGCAAACACTCCGAATGGTCCGTCACTCTGATCCCACGAAGCGTTGTGCCCCAAGGTCAAGGTCGTGCCGCTGATGCCAACAAGGTACACCTCATATCCGCCAATTAAATAAGACGTAACCGCCGCCTGCGTCGGGCTCAAAAGCATGACCGCATTGTTGCCGGAGCTTTGAGCGACGCTTATGGTTAGCGGCGTCCCGAATGAGACATCCGTCCCGGACACCGTTGCGACGACGAGCTTAAGAAAGTTGCTGTCGTTTCCATCCTGATAGGCAACCAGGATGTGGGTGGCGTCCATTGTGGCTAGGGCCACGGGGTTGCCGTTCACATTGGCGGTGATCTCGCCAGGAGAGCCAAGGGTGATCGTTGTGCCGGACACCGATCCGATGACGAGTTCGTTCTGATACGTCAATGCAAAATGCGAAGCGTCCAGGGCAAAGATGTTTAGGCAACATGGGTTCAATGTAATGCTTGCCGCAACGGCCTCGACCGGGGTGCCGTAGGTGATCACGTTGGCTGCAATGGATCCGACGACGACGTTGAGGTTGCCCGTGTTCGGGTCCGAAAATGCCAGCACGAATTTGGAGGCACTCAGTACCGCCGCTTGAACGCTCCCGCTGTTGCCGTTCCAAAGCTGGGCATTTGCGCTCGGCCCTGAAGTGTCGACGGCGCCGACCGACACGACATTGTTGCTGTCAATTGAACCAGCCTGCGCGCTAACACCAGCGATAAAAGAAACAAATTGCGAAGGACTGAGGATGAGGGTGCCAATGGTGTTGGAGCCCTGACCATCAAACGTTACGGCCGTTCCCGGGACCTGAGGGGCCGGGCCCCAGGTCTGCGCGGCGTTGCCGCTGGAGTTGATCGAGACGCCGGTGCCTGCGGCGATGTTGGTATCGGCGGTAAGCGTGGCATTGCTGCCGCCTCCGCCACCGCCCTCGCCCGGGACGGCGCTCGACGCAACGACAAGACCGCTCGCCGCGTCTTGAACAAGAAATTTCGACATCTCTTGATCTCCTCCTTTAGAGCGATCCCGGCACGCAAGGCACCGTGTAGTACAGCACCGTGATCGTCATGTTCAGATCGCCACCGAGGTATGGAGTGCCCGAACCATAAACCAGCGGCAATCCAGCCAACTCATCATTGTCGACCACGAAGTCATTCGCGTAGGTTCCGTGTGAGGCCGCGGTCTTGTTTTTGGTTGCGGCAGTTGCCGGAACGCTTTGGTCTCCGGTATCGGCCTGAAACCCGCCAATGGTACCGTAGACTAGCGCACCCGTGCCGCCACTCGTGTAGACTCCGGTGCCGGATACAATCGAATAGGTGGCACTGATCACGATCAGGGCCTGATCTGGAGTTGGCGGTGGTACCACCAGGATCGGATTCGTGTTGAGGGCAGCGAACTCGGCCTCGGTGATGGTCACTGAACGAAGGCTCACGCCGGCGCCCGAGGCCGGGGCGCTGATCACGCCAGCGTCATCAACGAACGTGGTGATGTTGTCGGGCTGTACCTGGCCGGGCGTGGAGGCCGTGGCCAGGGGCGAGACCGCGGCTTTGACTTGAGCCCAGGTCCAGAGCACATCCTCGTTTCCCTGGCGCACACCGAACGCCTGATCGCTCGGCGCCGGAGGATCGCTCGCCTGCTCAACCTGTGAAAACCGGAGTTGCCCAACCATCTCGACCTCAACCGACCCGCTTGTAGTAGGCCACGTTCAAGACAGGGCCGCCGGCGGCCGTGATGAACTGAATCGCGCCAAGGTCTCCGCTGTAGAGGAATGGCGCCGAGCCCGAATCGATCAAGATTCCCTGCGAGGAGGATGGGGGCGTGCCGTCGTCGCGCCAGCGCACTCCAGAACTGGACCCGTCGATCGAGATCAGCGCGGTATTGGCCGTCGCCGGCACCGACAGCGGCGACGCCGACGCCAATGCGCCGGAGCCGATCTGCTGATAGCCGAGTGGAACGTAATTCTGGCTAATCATTTTATGCTCCTGTTGGTCCGCTCGGTCCTGAGGCGCCACTTGGGCCGTGAGCGTGGAGTCCCGTGCGTCGACCGGCTGGCTGTTGCAATTGCTGCTTGAGTAGTGCGAGTGCCTGACGTGCGGCCTGCACGTCGGAGCCCTCAGCCGCGGCGAGCTGCTCTCGGAGGTTTTTTACCGTCGCCATCGCCGTCGTCAGTTGCGCGCGCAACGCCGCCGTGCTGGCCTCGCCGGCGTCGATGATCGCCTGCAGGCCGGCAACGGTTGAATTGATCACATCTTGCGTCGCCATCATGCGACTCCTCTCTTCGGCACCTCTTGGGGCGGCACGAACACAATAACAGGAACGCGCCGCGTATTCGCTTTGTTGTTTCGCCAGAAGGCATCGCCGGAGAAACGGTTGAACAGCGACGGCGGCAATATTGTCTGGCGCGGCCGCCACGCTACCGGACCTTTCACGCGGTGCAGGCCAGGCGTCCCCAGCGACATGTCGAAGTCCTCGGCTTCGTACTCGACGTTCTCGAAGTCGTGGGCGAAGAGGTCCTCACCCAAGAACTGATAGAGCACTTTCATTGTCGGGCCCGGATGGCGCGCCAGCGCTTCGTAATCCACCAGGATCAACCGGTCTGCAAATTCGCTCCAGTAGGCCTCCTGCAGCGCGTTGATGGCGTAACCAACGAGGCCATCCGGGGACGCGAGACCGTTCACTCGGCTGAAGACGGTTCCCGCTGACGAAAAACCGAAGATCCCGGACAGGTCCAACGGCTGTGAGCGCAGCAGGCGCTCGACGGAGTCCATGATCCAGCCCACATCGCGCACGCAGCAGATCATCTTGCTGGCCGGGAACAACTCGGCGATGAGCGGTAGCTTCGCACACCAGGATCGGCTTGTATCGAGAACGACCTTTGATTCCAGGTCGTCGCCATAGAAGCTCCTGAAGAGTCCCTGCAGGATGTCCCGGCGCTGGCGCTCGCTGATCAGGACTCCGCTCTCAGACTTGCGACTGGTCGCCTCCTGCATTCGCATCACCAGGTTAGCGAGCGGCGACGACATGCCGGCGACAAATCGCGGGTTCTGGCGGAGGATGGCCGCCAGCAGCGTGGATCCAGATCGCGGCAGTCCTGAAATGAAATGCAGCATGTCTGTCCTATGCGTGCCACGCCGGGATCCAATGAACGGTGCCGTTGATCGTTACCTCCAGCCATGTCTGTGGATTCCCGGCGGCTGGCGCGTTCGTCAGTGTTCCGAGCCCCGCACCGGGAGCCGCTGATACGTTCATGTTCGAGAGATCAAGAACTCCTGGCGTTGTGCCGGTTCCGAGTTGAATATAGATGCTTCCGGCGATACCGCTGGGGCCATTGCCTGCTCCGAGATAGAGGTTACCGCCGTTCCCTCCGCCGCTTGCGCCGCCGTTCCCGGCGCGGAGTGTTGCGCTTCCGCCATTCCCGTATGTGAGGGCATAACCGCCGGATATTGTGGTCGCACCTCCGCCTCCGGTCCCTATACCCGGCCCAGCGGCTATACTGACCGATCCGCCATCATTGTTGTTGTAGCCCCCGTAACCACCTTGAATTTCAACAAGGCCGCCACCGCTTGGCGTTGCGCCCGTGCCGGCGAGACCGCCGATTATATAAACTCCACCTCCGTTGCCTGTGCCAAAACTTCTGCCGCCATATATTTGAACGACTCCACCGTGTACCGCCCCTGTGCTCGAGCCTGCTTTGACGATGGCATTTCCGCCGCCGGAATCGGCGCCGCCTCCGCCGTTGCCGTTGCCGGCGTACATATAACTGCTGGTGCCGTTGTCGTGCGGATTTGGGCCGTCCGGCGCAGTCAAACCGAAGATCGTGATGGTGGGCTCCGGCGCCGATCCGCTCACAGTAGCGGCAGCAAAATCCAACTCGGTCGCGCCGATCACCGTGTTGGTGCCGTCGGTAACGGTGATTGATCCCGGAAGTGATGCGACGTTGAATCCGTCTGGAAACCAGGTGTTTGCACCCAGATCAAAGGTCCACTTGAAAGTGGTGCTTCCTTCCATCGTCGCCGGCGCGCCGAGCAGCGTGCTGCCGTCGGTAGTCGCAAGCGTGATCGAGTCGATATCGTTGGTGGTCGAGAGGCTCGTGGTTTCGCCGTCGACCATCAAGGTGGGCAAATTCACCGTGAGGCTGCCGATGGCACCCGTACCATTGAGCACCTGCAGTTTTTGGCCTGGCGCCATCGTCACGGTGCCCCCATTCGTGGGGACTGTGACCCGGTAGGTGGGGTCGCCGGTATAGGCGCAGGTCGCGTCCATGGACGGTCGGGTGTTGCCCGGGAAGTGATCGCGAGTCACCGAGGCGCCGCAAAGCGAAGACTGACTCAGTTCGAATTTGACACCGGTCACGCCGCTACCGTTTGCGAATGTTGCGCTCGAGAAATCGACAATCGAGCCGACGGACGCGCTGACAAAAGCGTTTGTAAAGTCCAGTCCGTTGGAGAAGGTCACGGTGCCACCGAAGATGCAGGTGGCGCTGTTGGTGGCCTGTACGAAGTAATTTTGCGCCGTGGTCACAGTGGCGCCACTTACGCTCACAAAGCAGCCGTTGCTCGCATTGACGTGCGCTGGCGGGGATCCGGCGAGCCGGACGTTTGCCAGTGTCAGGCTGACATTGCCGGATGCGACAGCCGCGCCTCCGCCTGGTGGAGTCGACGTGAATGTGAATCCGTTCATGAACCACGAGGCGCCCTCGTGGAGGATGCTCGCTACGGGGGTGCCGACGAAGCCACCGCTGTTGCCATCCAGAACGCAATTCGCGGGTGTTCCTGTGTCGCCGATGATCGATCCGGTCACCGTCGAACCGGCGGCGCCAATCAGCGGGTATAGGATCAGTCCGAATCCGCCCGTGCCCGAATACACATTGTATGTGCCGTCAGCGACGTTGATCGTCGGCGCCGTGCCGAGCTCCCAGCTGAAACCAGCGGCCACGTTGATCGCGTGCTGGATCGTAGCGAACGGGGAGCCAATCGTGCCGGGGTTCGAGTCTGAACCGGTAGTGGCCACGTACCAGGTCTGACTTGTACTCGAGACCGGAGGAATGCTGCTCGCGCCGGTCGGGCCGGTTTGTCCGGTTGCTCCTGTCGGGCCGGTTGCGCCTGTGGCGCCGACGGCGCCCGTGACGCCGGCCGCTCCCGCAGCGCCGGAACCACCGGCGGTACCGGTATTGCCAGTCGCGCCGATCGCGCCAGTTGGCCCTGTCGGGCCGGTTGCGCCTGTGGCGCCAGTGGACCCGCCGGTGCCGGTGGGACCGGTGAGACCGGTGGCGCCGGTGGGTCCAGTGGGACCGGTCGGGCCGGTGCTGCCGGTTGGACCTGTAGAGCCAGTGGACCCGCCGGTGCCGGTGGGACCGGTGAGACCGGTGGCGCCGGTGGGTCCAGTGGGACCGGTCGGGCCGGTGCTGCCGGTTGGACCTGTAGAGCCAGTGGGGCCCGTCGGGCCGGTGATGCCGGTGGCGCCGTTGAATGATCCGGGCGTGAAGCCCAGAATCATCATTCCCCATGGTTCTGGATTCTGCGTAATTCCAGCGAAGGTCGCGGTGACGCCGGCGGTTGGATCCGCGTAGAAGCCGCCGTAGGCCAGCATCGCGCCGGAGCTGTTTTCGACAACAGGTGGTGTTCCCCATCCGACCGGCTGCGTGAAGATGCCGGCATTCGGCACGCTCGCGCCGTAAGCCACGAGACACTCGCCGGCGAAGACCGGGGCCGAGGTCGTGCTGATGGTCGGGCCGGTACCGGTGCTCCAGGCCTGATTGAAGGTGCCGATATCGATGCCGTTCACTCCCAAAATGTAGAGGGAGTTCATCGTCACGAGATTGGAAGATCCGCTCGGCGTGTAGGTGATGTTTTGGTTCGATAGCGCTTTGCAGTTCTCGCAAATGAAATACCCGATGCTCGGCGCGTTCCCGGTGGTCCTGATGCGCTGATAGACGTTACCGGCGGCATCGGCCAATGTGCCGACTCCGGTCGTGACCGAGCTCTCGGCCACACATACCACCAGCATGGCGCCGGCGGGGACAGTGTTGCCACTGAGGACGACGGTGGCGCCGGTGTTGATGGTCGTGGCGACGTTTAAGATCGTCCACGGTGGCGCGAATGGGCCCGTGGGGCCAGTTGTGCCGACGCCCGTCTGCCCGGTTGGTCCGGTCGGGCCGGTTGGACCTGTCGGGCCCGTCGAGCCGGTTTCGCCGGTGACTCCTGTCTCGCCGTCGAATCCGCGCGGGCCGACAACGCCGGTTGCGCCTGTGGCGCCAGTGGGGCCGCCGGCTGCGCCGGTGGCGCCTTGGGGACCGGGCGGGCCAGCATTCCCGGCTGGGCCCGTGGGGCCTGGAGGGCCGACGGTGGCGATCGCTTCTTGAATCTGCTGCAATGTCCACAGGGTGTCGGTGGTGCCGCCGGAGACGCCGACGAGCTGGTCGGTCACCTGTGGAGGGGTTTCGCCGGGCGTGATCTGCGACAGCGTGCTGGTGACAAAACCTCCGGGCATCACTCACTCCCTTCGGTGATTAGCACGGCGCCGCCTTCGGTCGTGTAGACCGTCTGGCCGCTTTCGTTGGTGTAAACATCGAGGATCGGGGGCGGCGGCGGCGGCGGCATCGGCTCCAAATTCTGCAGCGTGATCGCGGCCGTCACCCAATCGGGCCATTGCTCGAGCACTTGGGCCACGAGCCATGTGCCCCGATGCCGGCCGGTTGAAATCACGACTGTGTCTCCGCCTTTGAGCTCTGGCCGCACGACGCCGTCCAATTGTCCGCTGATAAACACCTTCCAACGAATGCCGGTCAGATTGATTCCGTCCATCATCTGCAGGTCGCGCCATGTCACTGGCTGCACCTGGCCGAGGGTGCTCATGGACGTGGTCATCGCCTCTAAGGCCACGGTCTGGCTTTGATTGACGAGGTATGTGCCGGTGCCGCCGGCGCCGGTGAGCAGGCCGGTAATGGTGGTGTTGGGCATCACATTGCCGGCTTCATCGGCAAGCAGTTGGCCGACCTGCAGGGTGGTGCCTGGTGTGATCGCACGCACACTCATGACGGTGCCGGCGATGCTCGCCACCATGGCTCCAGGCGTCGCATAAGTCGGGATGCGCGAGCCGTCGCCGTATTCGGCGTTGCCGGTGCTGATGCGCAGGCCGAGAGGGATCAGCGGATTGACCACCGCGATCGCGCCGGATACCAGGCCGTGTAGGTTCATCTTTGGCCTACCCCGCGATCAGCGCCGACGTTTCGATTTCAAACGTCGTATCGGCGGATGTCGCCACCACCTCCCCGATGCCCTGCCACTTGTAGGTCCATGTTCCTGAAACAGAAGGCGTCAGTGTGTAGCTGTAAATACCGACGTCGACGCGCGTGAGGTCCGGCGGCGATGGGTAGTGCAGGTTGGTCACGCTTTGGTCTGGCGCCAGGACGATCAGCGTAACCTCACTCGGATCGGCGGGCTCGCCATTCTGCAGGTTCACGAAAGTGCCCGTGATCTGGATGGCCGTATCGATCTGGTAAGTCGCCATGGTCGGGCCGCCCAAAGCCGGACTCGTGCTTGTCTCAATGTCGAAGAGAGCAGCGTCCCCGGCAAACGCTTGCCATAGCGCCGTATCTTGCCCCGTCGCCGACGCTTGAGGGAGTGCGTCAGTGCCCGCGGCCGAGAACAGGGCGAAGTCGAGCGCTGCGACCGCCCACAATGCGAGGTCATTCGTAAAGGCAAAGTTCGGCAGCAGCGGGAAGAACTTTTGGACGATCTCCAGCCAGACGGCGGCGTTCGATCTGACTACGGCTTGGCCCCATTCCAACTGCACGACGCCGTCCGCGTGCATCTTCACCAGGCCGAGAAACTCGAGGGGGGCGCCGGCGTCGCTCCGGACGCTGAGTTTCATTTCCAGGTTGGCGCGTGTGTCCGCACGCATGGCCGTCAACGTCTCCGACGGCACCCGATCGTCGGCACGTGCGCTGGTGAGACTTTCGGCGGCCGTGCTGGTGTTGCGGCTTACCTCCAATAGGATTTCGAGCGGGATCGCCGAGTCACTGCGTACGGCAATGCTGCCGAGGCTCTCCAATGGGACGGCGCTGTCGATGGCCGCCGCGATCGCGCTTTCGGTGGGAGCCGAATCGTCGGCGTGCCAGCTACCCAAACTCTCTGCGGGCGCGGCCTGGTCGCGGGCAACGGTCGATCCGATCTCAAGGATAACGGCCCCATCGTTGACGATGACGATCGTGCCGATGATCTCCGCGGGCACAGCCGAGTCACCGTGCACGCCGAGCAGCGTCTCGACCGGGGCGGCTGCGGACGCGGTGGAGGCCTGCAGGATCTCGGTCGGGGCCTGGGCGTCTGCGCGCTGCGCGCCTGTGCTCTCGAGGGGTGCCAAGGTATCGGCTGCAGCACTCGTGATGGACTCTGCCGGCACGGCGCCATCCGCGGCCACGCCCAGGCCGGCCTCGAGCGGGACCGCGGCGTCTGTGGTGCTCCCAAGCAGGCTTTCGAGAGGGGCAGCCGCATCGGCGGTGGTTGTCCCCAGGAATTCCAGGGGCACGGCCCCATCAAAGTCGGTGCGCTCGGCACCGAGGATTTCCAATGGCGCGGTCTGATCGCGCGCTATGGCGGCTAGGGCCTCCGCCGGTGCGACGGAATCGGCGTGGGCGCTTGCCGTGTCTTCCAGCGGGACAGTGGCATCACGGCTCAACACTGTGGCGCTCTCGAGGGGTATGGCGCCGTCGCTCCGGGCCGAGGACCCAACGATCTCAGTCGGGACCGCTGAGTCTGCCCGTTGCGAGCCCAAGCTCTCAGTGGGCGCGGTGGCATCGCTCCGGGCCGAGGTTGTGGCTTCTATCGGGACCACGGAGTCGGCCCGGGTGCTGCCGAGGCTTTCGGCTGGGGCAAGCTCGTTCCCGCGAACGCTCGCCCCGATCTCGGTCGGTGCCAACCGATCGATCACTTGGCCTGACAGGCTCTCGATCGACGCGGTGTCGTCGAGGCGTAAGCTCTGCAAAATTTCCGTGTAGACGTTGTCGTCGAATGTCAGGCTCGCAAGGGATTCGGCGGGGCCGCCGCTGTCCGCGGTTACGGCCGTCAGCGTGCTGGCGGTCTCGTTGAGGTAAACCGGACCGGTGGAGATGGCCTGGCGGGTGCCGGTCTCATTGACATAAACCGGGCCGCCGGTACCCCACGATATAGCCTGCCTCGTTGCCATCCTGCCCTCACAGGACTACGAGCGGGTCGAAGATGGTGGTGGTACTCAGCACTGCCATTTTCACCGTCGTGTAGACGTATCCGGCGAGTTGCGGCGTGAAGTTCACCGACATCGAGAACCGGCAGCCGGCGCGGAAGGTTGCGGCACCATCGGTAACCGTCCCGCCATCGATCGCGGTGGCGTAGCCCGCTGGCTGTGCACCGCTTGTCGAGCCACTGACCGTGCAAAAAAAGACGCGGTTTGGGTTGGCGGCGATACCGATCGCGGCGCCGACCGCGTAGGTGTGCGAGTTCAGACGCGCGGAGACGCCCGTTCCCCAATTTGAGGTACTGTCGGCGGTGAGTGGCGTTCCTGCAGCGAGATTGTTGGCCTTTGTGCTCGTGGCAAACGATCCGGTGGGAGCGCCCGATGATCCGAAGTATTCGCACTCGATCCAGATTTGGTCGTTGTTTGGTACCGCCGAGCCGTTGATGATGCCGTAGACGGTGGCGCTGGTCGCTCCGGTGCCGCTCCACTGTCCGATTGGGTTGGAGAGAAATGGCCATATCCAGGTCGAGTTCGCTGTGGTTGTGATCTGTTTGCCGACTGGAGTGGTTCCGTCCGAGGCGCCGCCTTGGCGGTAGATGGACGTGCTGGTCGTGAGCGTACCGGCGATCGTGTAGACTTCCTCGCGGTAGGTGGTACCGCCATTGTCTGAACTCACCACCGAGACGCGGCTGTCGTAAGTGCCGGGGGCGGCAGCCACCGTAACTCCGGACCCCAGGTTGCAGTCGACCAAGGTCGCGTTCCATCCGGGCTGCTGATTGCTGATCTGCGGAAAGAGCGTGCCGGTGATGGCGCTGAGATCCAAGCCGCTGAACAGCGTCTGGAAGCCGGCCGGATTGTTATTGGAAAAGCAGAGTGTGGTCGGCACGGCGGAGCCGGCGGCAAGAATCGATCCGGAACCGTTCCTCCATGTCCATTTGGCGGTGCTGGCGATAGTCTGTGAGGCGTTGCCGAAATAGACTTGGCAGTTGTTCCAGGTGTCAGTGAGTTCTCGGCCGCTCAGCATGTTTATGGCGCTGCCGGCATTCGTGTTTTTGATTGCGAATGTGCAATTGTCGTAAACGACATCGATCGCGGTGATGCCAGATCCGGAGCCGGGATATAGGCTGACAGAAGCCGTAGGGCCGGTGCCAGCATTGAAAGTGAAGCCGTTGAAGTATTGCACGCTCGTGCCGCCGATCGTGGCCAAGTTGATTGACGTCCAGGTGGATAGTGAGGCCCCTGCCAACAGGTCTCCGGAGCCGGGTGGTGTTGATCCTGGCGCGTTGTTAACGCTGTAATAGTTGACAGGAAGTGGTGTGGTGCCGAGCGCGCCGACGCCGGTGAAGACGAGATTCTGCGCTTCAGCATGACTTGCCGAGACGAAGACGCTGTTGCCGGCCTGCACCCAGTTCGTGGTAGCTGCGTTGAGCAGCCGCGAGTGCGGTGAGTTCCAGATCGAATACTTGTTCACCGCCCCTAGCGTCACCCACGTCGCCGACGTGTCGGTGGTTGTCGCGCCCGTGGTCGTGTAGGCGCTCCAGCTCGGCTCGGCGCCGGTGCCGCTCATGTTGCCGGCCACCGTGCACAGCAGCAGCAGCGTGCCCGCGGTATTCTGGATCACCTGCCCAAGCGTGGCCGCTGCGGTCCCGGCCCGGTATGCGGCCCACGTCGGTGTGTTCGTGATGTCGCCGTTGAGCGCGGCGATGCCAGTGGCCTCCGCCCACTTCACGGTGTTGTCTGTGACCAGACCGCCGCGCGTAGTCACCCACGCCGGCTCTGAGGCGCCGGTCTGGCCGGTGCCTGATGTCGAGTTGTAGCAGACGAAGCAGCGCTCGTTGCCGATCGGCACGGTGTTGTTCTGACGGACGATGTCGCCGGCGACGTGGCTTGCGCTCGCGGCCCACAGCGTTACCGCGTTGTAGCCATTGGCAGCAGGCGACGAGGCCCTGATGCCGATGACGATCAGTGCGACGCCCGTCGGCGTCACCGACAGCGTCGGATTGTATTGCGATCTTCCTTTGCCATAGGCGATCAGGGCCCCGCCGCTGCTTTGCGCGCGCGTTTGAGCGGTCACGCTCGTCGCGCCGGCTCCCCATGATGCGGCCACCGCTTGCGTATAGGTCGCCGCGGCCGAGTGCTGCACAAAGCAGGCGCCGATAATGAGGTCGCCGGCGACTGTCGCCGCTCCGCTCGTTAGTGACGGCGAAGAGCTCGCCGCCGAGAGCGTGGCCGTCACGTTCGCGTCCAGCGATCCGGTGCCGGCGGTCGCCGACATGCCCGTCGCATAGAACGCGGTGATGGAGGCCTGAGTGCCCGTCGTGTGTTTGGTGTAGGTGAGTGTGCCTGAGACCACGGCCGACATGTTCGGGCAAACGAAAACCATCCCGATACCGGTGCCGTTGACCGTCTGAGAACTGGCCAGTGTGTAGTTGTTGGTACCGTCGGAGAGGGTGCCGGCCGTCGTCGATCCGGCCTCATTCACCAGTGCTACGCCATAGGCGCCGGCTGGGATGTTGGCGTAGGTGGCGTTGGTGATGGTGACGGTGGCGCCGGCAGCGTTGTTGCCGCTGCCGAGGTCGGCGAGGGAGGCCGATGTCCCGCCGTTGACGTACCACGCCTTATCCGTGAGGGCCACGTTCGCTCCTTCGCGCCCTCACCCCGGTAGGCGCCAGCGCGCGGTTTTTAGGTCGTGGACCCGTTTGTGCGCAGGTCGGACGTTCCGTTGTAGGTCGCGGTGCCTGCCGGCAGCGTGAGCCGCCACCAGATGCCTTGCGAGACCGCGGCACTGTTGCCCGCCGGCAATGAGCCAGGGGACGCGATCACGCTGATCGGCGACGGCTGGGTGACGAACGTCAGCGACGACGAGTCTCCGTTGGTCGGCAGCGTCTGCCGGTTGGCCGAGGTCTGCGTGTCGTTGAGCGCCTTGGTCAGTGCGAGGTCGAGGAGCGCGCCCGCCGGCAGCGATGGGGTCTCGCTCAGCACCTCTATCGTGGCGCCCAGTAGCGATGTCGTGGTGTTCGTGTTGACCACGAATCCTTTCTCGTAAAACACGCGCTGTGACCCGCCGGGGATGTCGGCGGTGGCGGTCGCAAAGATGCGTGTGATCGCCACCACGGGATTCGGCGATATGTCGAAGAGCATCCCGTAGGCGATGTCGTAGGTCGAGGTGTTGTCCGGGAGCGGGCTCCAGTCGCGGTTGACCGCGACCTCGTCGGCCCCGTACGCGGCCGAGCTGTACTGCGCCGAGATCATGCGCAGCTGCCCGGCGCCGGTACCACCGGTGATCCTGATGATGGCGGCCAAGCCCGCGTAAGTGAGCGCGGCCACAGCGGTGCCATCGCCCGATTGCAAGTGGAAGAGCGGCGGGGTTGTCCCTGTCGTGTTCGCGGCGCCCTGGGCGGTGTGCCCCGCAATCGCGCGGGTGTGAGCCATCACGGCAATGTCGCCGACGGCGGCGGTGCCACCCGGATTTGAGAGGCCGGCAATGCTGCCGCCAGTGATGACGCCGGCGAGCAGGCGCTGAAATTGCTGCCCTCCGAACGCGTTCGCCTGGACGGCGGTGCCGTTCGTGGTCGCAAACGCCGGCGTCTGGACGGTGCCCGTGGAATCACGACCTGTGACCTGGACGTGGACACCGGTGTCGCTCGATGACGAGGAGACGATATCGAGCGTGCCCGTGGCTGGGATGTCGTAGAAGCTCACCCTCTTGGTGAAGTCGACGGCGCCGCCGACGGTCTGGCCGTCGGCCTCCGGCATGTCGGCCGACCCGTAAATAGTTACGTTGTTTGGCGTAACTGTCATTTTAGCTCTCCCCGCGAGCGCTCGCGCACTCTAAGGGAGGCTGTTCGCCTTCAATACTCTTGCGTTGACGTACTTTCAGTAGGAGCGGTGCGAACGCAGCGTGCGCTTGGCGCGCAGCGGGATCATGGATGTGTTCACGTCCTCAGCAGTGTACTTATCGCCCGAAAGCCATTTGGCCGTCAGCTGGCGAACGTTGTGGGATAACATTGCGTCCACTGCAGGATCGTTAGGGTTTAGGTCCAGCTTGATGCACTCTTGAATGATCGGAAATGCGACGACGTTGCCTGGCAATTCGGTCATCGTGCGGCGCATAAGCGGTCCGAGCATATCGAAGGCATCCATCTCGTCCTGACGCGACCATGTGATGGTGACCTTTCGTTCCTGGCCTTCGACCGGGATTTCGATCTTGCCGTAGGCCTGCGCGCTCAACCGTTCAGTTCCTTCTCGATATAGCCGTCGTAGGTTGGCGGCGGTCGATCGGCGTCGAGGGTGACTACCGCGTCTTCCGGGATCGGCGTGTCGATGGTCACTGCGCCGTTAATCGGCGCCATCGGCGTTTCTTGGCTCACGGACGGAGCGCCTCCAAACGTTCCCTGACCGTCGACTACGCCTATTTGGGCGAGCGCTTGCCCAAGGCAAATATCCGGATTCATCTTCGCCTTAAACTTCGCGATCTGGTCCGCGTAGATGCCGCGCCAGGCCATGCGGGCGATGTTGGCCACGTGGATGAAGCCCTCGATGGTGTCGGTAAAGCGAACCACCTCGTCCCACGGCTTTGCGAGGTCGTGGGGCTCGGCGACGACCGGCCGGCCAATCGTGAGCGCGGTGTTGCACCGGCTGGAGGACACGAGTCCCATGGCGTCGAACTTGCGCACCTGGACGATGACCTTGGCGTGCTGCATGGCCTCGTCGCGCTCGGCCTGCGTCTTGAAGTCGGCGATGAGGCGGACGGCTTTGGCGAGGCCCGTCGCGTTCGCCAGGCGCTTGAGGATCTTGCGCCGGCGGGGCGTGAGCGATCCATAAAACCCGAATTCGTAGTCTGGGGTGATTCCGCGATCGCGCATGAGCGTGGGCGCGTATCCGAGCTCCGCCGGCGCCGACGGCGCGAACTGGCTGAACCACTTCGTAACGCGGTCGCCGGGCACGAGATGCAATATGCCCTCGCAGTGCTTGGCCGCTTCAGGAAATATCTTTTGTCGCCAGATCATTTCCTTTTGGGTGCCGTGGTTGAATCCCTTCTCAGTTGGCTCCTCGGTCGCCAGGATGATGAAGCGCGCCCCTTCGCCTTTGGCGCGCGCCATCAACTCGATCACGGGCGGAGTGAAGCCCTCGATGATGATGTTGATGCCGTTTTCCTTGTTCAGGAACTGGTCGTTTTTCGGGTTCCAGATCGCTTCATGGCCCAATGCCTTGAACTGATGGCCTTGCACGCCGATAATATCTTCGAGCGATCGCTGGCCGAGCGAACTGTGATTGCCTGTCCAATATAAAAAACGCATTTTGTTTCTTCCTAGTCGTCGTCGAGAACAGCCTCGATCATGTTGTCGCGGAGAATAGCGCGCAGCAGTCGGCGAGCGAGTCGACGTGGGGATATCTGCCGCTTGTCGGCCGCGGCCTTAAGCAGTGCGAAGTCGTCTTTGGATACGCTGACGGAGAACTCCTGCGGTCGCTCCGGTGGAGGCAACGGCACGGGCGGTGGTGGTGGTGGCTGAGCACCGAAAACCTTTTTGAAGCTTATTCGCATCTCCGAGCACTTGACGCGGACGCTGCCCGGAGTGGATCCGAGTGCAACGGCAATCGCCACGGCCGAGTGACCGGCCTCGACCATGCTCCTCATCTGGGTGATTGCGTATGGAGTAAAAACGCGCCTTGGCATCCAATGCTTTTACACTGAAAATATATCACCCGGAAAGATTTGCGCTGAGGCTCTCCCGGTCTTACTGGACTTCATAGTCAACGCTGCCGAGCATGATGCCCTGCCAGACCAGCGGCTTGGTGGAGACGCCGGCAGTCGACTCGCCTGCGCGCACGGCCGCGGCTGCGCGCCAGACGTCACGCTTGCGGATCTGTTCCGGGTGGTTGCCGAACCACTTGCGGAGCATGAGCGTGACCGGGGACAGCGCCGGCGAGTTCGTTTTGATGATCGATTCGCGGAGTTGCCCGGCGATCGCTTCTCCGGTCTGCGCCAGTGTCTTGGCGGCGTCGCCGCCATTGGCTTTGAGCAGCGCCGCCATCGCTGGGGGCCACTCGCGCTGGTGTTCGGCGATCATTGTGCGGAAGAATGGCCGAGGGGGAATGTTGACCTTCGGCGCGCCGTACTCCTGGATAGCAGCCACAAGGGCGACGGGTGTCCCGTTCGGATATTTCGAGCCTTCCAAAAAACCAATGCGGACTGTCTTCGCCGACGTCAGCTTGGCCGCGAGGTCCTTGAGCTTCTGCTCGATCCGGTCGCCGCCTTTGGTTGTTACCATCCTTATGACGAGATGTTCAGCGGCATTTTATTGGATGTCGCCGCGCCTATGAGCATAGAACTTCCAGAAGGCACGAGCTTTGCCGATGCGCGTTCGGGCGAGGCAACAACAAGTCCAGACGCCGCGTCCTGTACTAAAAATGTGCCCATCCGCCCCTCTCAGTGCGCAAGCCACCGAGCGCACAAAGCCCCAACGGCCATCAGTATCATAGCGAGCGTCATCCAGCCAATGTAGGCCTGCTGCTTGCGTAACAGCATTCGCTCCCGGCGTCGCTCGTCAGACTTATCGACCAAGATCTCGGTCCTGCGGCGGCGCCGAATGTGAGCCGCCGAAACTCAACGGCCATCGCACCGAGCCCGACAGCAGCGCGTCGCCGGCAACGAGCAGCAAGGCAATGACAGCAATCACCGAAACTATGAAGCGGATAGCCTCGACCACTGGACCAGCAAGGCCCATCTGTGGGGCCAGCCAGTTCAGGAAGAGATCAATGATGTACATCACGACTAGAAGCACGAGCACGCCGACCGCGAAGATGATAATGCCAGAGGGATTGACGCCGGCATTCCCGCCGAAGCCGAGCACGCCGGCGACCGCGAGCACGAACGCAATGAGGATCAGGCCGCCGATCGCAATCTTGGCAATAGTCGCCAGCAGCGGATTCTTCGCCACCCCGTCGACGGTCTTGAAGAAGATCGCACCCACCACGAACAGGGCAATGATGGACACAAAAAAGCCAACGAGAGATCCTCCGGTCATGGTCGCTTTCCTCTTTTGTTTAGCTCATGCTGCTTGGCATGAAGCATCTTATCTGCGTGACGCCCGCCGAGTCCTTGTAGGGCCACGCCACCGCCGGCCCGTATCGATTCGGCTCGGTTATCAACGCCTCAGGCGGAACAACGATCCACTGCCCATCGATGCGCACCCGGTACCGCACCGCGGTATCCCCATCTGCGCCGGCGACTGCGGCAGTATCCCAGTCCACGTCCGCGATGCTCCTGCCGTCAGCAAATGAGCAGCACAGCCCTTTCTCGCTCGCGAGGCCGTCGAACCATTTTTTCAGCTCTGAGTCCGCATAGCGCCCGTCGTCGTTTCGTGCGCTCGTTACGCTGCCCGTCGAGGTCAGGGCGGCAGCAACGATGGCTAACGTGCACCACCTGGCCATGACGGGAATATCGCCGTTGCCGGGGCGGTGGGCCGCCGCGGTGGGACAAACAGTCCGGTCCTGAACTGGGCGGTAGCGGCCCAAAATTCAGAACCAAATTGCGTTTGCATGTACCAGGCTTGGCTCGGGCTGCCGGCATTCGCATCGCCCATGTCCAGTGCGACCGAGACCGATCCTTCGGATGCGTTGCTCACGCGGCCGACGGCCGACGGCGGCGGGATCGTTCCCGTGGACGACGGCATGCCGTTGTCGTCGCGGAAGGCGCTCAGCCACGCAATGTGGGACGTGAGCAGGTTGAGCAGGGTCTCCTGCTGGGCAGCGCTCGCTACCGGGCCGGTGCCGTCATTCGCCCAGATGATGGTGGCCCGGTTGAAGAAACCGGTCGCCTGGGGCGCCGACACCGCAGCGAACATCGGAAACTGGCCGACCCAGTCCGAGTAGCTGAAGGTGTAGATGACGCCCATGGCGACCGCCCTCTCGTTTACGCGGCCGCTTGCCGATCGGCCGGCTGGATCTTGCTCACGGCGCCGTTGATCGGTTTCGGATCCCGGCGATCGCCCTTCGGATTGAGGGGCCCGAGTCCGCTGTCCACGTCGGTGTTCTCTTTCGCCACTTCACAGGCGGCGTCGAGATCCTCCTCGGCGTAGATGACGCGGTTCGCCACCATCTCCGTTTCGGCGTTTTGTGCCACCCACTCGCGCCAGAAGTCGACCGGGATGTTGTAGGTGCACGCGTAGCCGTTCGCCTTGTCCGGGCGGTTGGGGTAGCCTTCCGGGACCTGGCCGGCGGGATAGGCAGTGCCGCGCGCAATGTATATTGGGCCAAATCTGCGTGCGCTCGTCTGCGGCACTGGCCCGTGGCGCCCGGGTACCTCGGCGGTCTCCAGTTTCTGCAGCTGAAGCTCAAGGTCGTGTGGCAGTTTCGAGCAGACGATGACGAACTTGGCTGCCTTCGGTGCCGGCGGCGTGCGGGCTGCGCCGGCTACGACTTTGGACTTCGGTGGGGTGACGGTGGTGTCTTCGCTCACGGCTGGTTCCTTTCCTTCAAAAAAGCAAAAGGGGCACGGTTTACCCGCGCCCCGACTGCGAAACGATAGGCGCGCTCTTTAGACGCCAATCATCGTGGTCACGGCCGCGGGGATTCTAAGGATAGTGCCCCATGACCCCGACGTTGTCTTCTGCTGCCAAGCGGACATTTCGGCGATGATCTTGTGCGCGCGAAGCTTCTCGTTGAACGCACAATAGACCACGGTCTGGCCCTGCAGCTTGTCGGCGATGAGCTGCAGCACGTTGCCGGCGGTCGAGAAGCCCTGAGGATTCGTCGCCGACTGCACGCCGTACTGCGGTGCCGTCTTCACCTTCAGGTTCGGATAGCCCTTCTTGAGCAGGTCCTCGACGTAGACGCCGAAGGTGTTCGCGAAGGTCATCGCGATCTCGGAATTTGGGCTCATCGCCAGCGTCATCGGCGAGCGGATGTTGAGCGCGCCGTTGGTCTGGGCGACCAGCTTGGTCACCATGGAAACGATGTCGTTGTAGACCTCGTTTGCCTGGGCGTTCGGGTTGTTGCCGCTGAACCAGGCAGTGCCGCCCGCGGCCTTGATGGACGGCGTGATGGCCGCCGAAAGGTACGGGTTGTTGAGGATGCCGTAGTTCTGGAGGCCCGCAACGCCGAAGGCGTACGAGAGGTTCTGGAACCGGTTGAGCAGGTCGGCCGCGGCGACATTGAGCTCGGAGACGTAGGAGATTTTCGCCAGGCCCGCGCGCTCGATCTCGCGCTCACCATACTTCACGATCGTCTGGAAGAGGTACGACTGGAACTGCGGCCAGTTCAGGTTGACGCCCGCGCGGCCGTTGTTGTTGAAGTCGCCGTAGGACGAGACCTCGCCCGTCGCTTCCACGATCGGGAACATGCGGGTGTCATCGACCCAGGTGCCGGCCCGGCGCTCACTGAGGATGTCGGGGAATTCGAGCGGTGAGAACACCGCGCGGATCACCTCCGGATCGATCGTGGTCGTCAGGATGGCGGGGATGGACGAGTTGGGGTCCGTGACAAGCGGTCCGGGCAGCCCATTGGCCGCGTCCATCGCGAGATTGTAGTTTTCGCGCCACTCGTCGGGCAGATACATCTGGACGGAGCGCGGAAGGACGAGACCTTTCGACTCCAGAAATGCCCGGTCACGCTGCCACTTGGTGCGCGCTTCCTGAATATTCATCTCGGTCCGCTCCTAGTTTCCAGCTCTGTCCGGGTTGCCCTTCGCCAATTACCCGAGCGGGTGACTGTCGATCTTCACGAGTTGGCCCGGCGCGCCCACGCTCATCGCGACCCACTTGGTCTCGACGTTGCCCAGGGCGTCGATCGTGCCTGACGCCACCAGCGTGTTGTTGTTGACCACGAGGGTCGAACCGCTGCCGCCGGTGCCGCTGATCAGTTGAGTGAGTGCGCTGCCAGCCACGACGCCGGTGCCCGAGAGTGTGTCGCCGACACCGAAGCTGCCGGTGACGGTGCCGCCGACGGTGAGAAGCCCGTAGGTGAACGACAGCGTCTGGCTCGCTGCGGTCTGCAGCGGGATGCTGACGTAGTAGGTGCCCACGCCGCCCGGCGTACCGCTGATCTGAGAAATGACCTGGCAGGTGGTGACGCCGCCGGTGCCGGTGACAGTCGCTCCGGGGTAGATCGTGCCGGAGCCGACGGCGGTGATGGTCATCACGTCGCCGGTAATCGAGCCGGTGGCGGATGCGGTTTCCGGGGTGATCGTCGACGCGGTGGAGGTCGCGCCCGTGTTCGGCGTTCCGGTTGGCGCAAAACTCGCCAGTCCGTTTGCGAAGTTGGCGTAGGTCTTGTTGCCGAGGGCCGAGGTCGTCGTGCCGTTGTTGACCACCCAGAAGCAGCCGCCGGTGAACAGGGTCACCATGAAGCCGACAGGGATCATCATCGATGCATCGAGGAGGTACGTGGTGTTGAGGCCCTGCAGCGCGCGGCCGATGAATCCGGAGACCGGGCCTGCTCCCGAATTGAGCACCGTGGTCGGCGCGCTGTTCGGATCGGCGGGCGGGTAGGCCCAAGCGAAGGCACCGACCTGGACGCCGCCGACACCCGCAACCAGGCCTCCGGGGCCCGCGTCGTAGGTGAAGTACGGGTTGGTGCTCGCGAAGTCACCAGCGACGCCCTGCGCCGGCTGGTTATAGACTTGCTGCTGGAAGCCACCGCTCATGGTCTAGCTCTCCTCAAAAAGTGGATTCGGCTCTCCCAGCCGGTTACGCGGCCTTGATCCGGTCGAGACCCGGGAACATTTTGTTGCGGTCGGACACGGTGTCTTCGTCCATGGCCAGAGCCTCGCGGCTTTCGGTCCGCTGCGTGTCGGCACCGGGCTTCGGCAAGTTCAAGAGCACCGGGCGGAGCGCGTCGGCGTGCATCGTCTTGGCACCGTCGACCCCCTTCATCTCCAGAGCGTGGCGGTAGACGTCGGCGGCGCTGTCAAAGGCCATGTCCGACTTGAGCTCGCCGACCCACGGCTTGACCTCGTCAAGCGCCAGTCGGACGCCACGCTCGGTCTCGCGCACGGACTTCGCGGTGGCGGCAGAGGCGACCTTGATCGCCTCGTCCATGGCGGTTTTGGAGACCATGTTCTTTTCCATCTCGGCGTCCTTCGCCTTTTTGTCAGCCGCTTCTTTTTCCTCGCGCTCTTTCTTCTCGCGATCGGCGAGGCTGGTGCCTTCGCTCTCGTCCTTTTTCTCGGCGGGGGTGGCATCGCCGGCGCCGCCGGGCATACGCGCGGTGCCCAGGCCGAGCGCATCGCAGGCGCCCATGATGTCGTCTTCGGACATGCCCTTGCCGCGGAGGAACTCTTTGAGCCCGCCGGTCTTTTTCTCGTTTTCCTCGTCCTCGGCCTTTTTCTTGTCGGCGTCGGCGAACTCCTCACCGACCTTCTTGGGGATCCCGATTTCGGACTTTCCGTGGGCCGCGGCCTCCATGGCCTTGTGCTGCTCAGGGGAGACGCTCTCGTCGCGGCCTTCACCGGACACATGCTCGATGTGATCGAGCATCTGGGCGACGTGGCCCATGCCGGCCTCGGCATCGACGGCGAGTTTGCCCTTGAGTGCGGAGTCGAGTGCGAGCTTTACGGTTTTGGCTTTGAACGACTTGGAGGTGACGTCCTTGAAGATCGGCATGAGGTCGATCTTGGCGTCCTTCGCGAGCACCGGCGCGAGAGCGTTGGCCGTCAGCTGCATTGCGAAGTTTGCAAACTTGGAGGGGAGCTTCGTCGTGGCGGCCATCAGGTTCTCCCGTGCGATCAAATTCTCGTCGAGCCCGAGCGCGTGGATGGCATCCAGCGGGGTTGGGTATTTTTTTCGGAGTGCTTCACAGAGTTTGCCCACCCAGCATTCCTTCGCGAGGAAGCCCGAAATCTCACGGGTGAATTTTTTGCTTATTTTGACGCTGTAAAATAGTGCGTCATGGAAGTATCAATTAAAGATCAGGCCTCTAGCAGCGTCTGCATCTCCTGGAGCGCCCGAAGCGCGGCGTCCACTGTGTCGGGGGCGTAGCAAATGACGGCCAGCAAAACGCGCGCCGATCCGTCGGGAAGACGCCGGCGTTGCTCCCACTGACGGAGCGTGCTCAGATTGAATCCGAACCGCTCTGCAAAATCCGGCTGACTGAGATCCATCGTCTCACGCAACTGCCGAACGTTGAGCAGTGGCGTCTTTTGTTGGATCGGCTCGCCGTCTTCGCCGTATTCTAGCTGCGCATCCCCATAGCCAGCAGCTCCCGCTCGATCACCGCCCACTGCATATCCTCAATGCTGTCGCCGACCACGACATCGTCGCCGGCGCGACCGTCTTTCACGAGGGCGAGATGATTCCCGACAATTTCACGCATCACCCCGTCGTAGTGCACACGGTTCCCCTCTTCGTCCTCATATTCGCCGGTCGTCGTCATGTCCGGCCGATAGTGATACCCGCAGCTCAACTCTTTTTTGCGCTCGGTCTCGATGTCTTCGATGGAGTCCTTGGTCCAGAAATAGAGGCTGTTGTCGAGAAATGGCTTGTCAAAGTTTGCATCGGTGCCGGTGGTGCCGATGATGTCCCAGGCCTGGTGATCCTCGACCGAGACCGGAACGTGACGGCCCAGGATTTGGATTCCGTTGAAGGTGGGCGCGGCCTTTCGCAACTCCTCCGGATCTCGGAGCAGGTTGTAGACCTTGTTCGGATCCAGTCCGAGTTCTTGCCATCCGGGAATTTCTTTGCCGCGATAGGGATTCACGCACGCCCGCGAAATGTGGGCCACCTCGACGCGCATGCGGCCGTCGCGATCGAAACTGCGGACCGATTCTCGATCGAGCGCCATGGTGGTGTTGGCATCGAGTGCGCAGTCGACCGTCGTCTCTAGGTCGCCGTGACCGTGCGGGAACGGCTTGACGTCGGCATCGTCCGGCTCGTTCTCAAATGGGCCCTTCTCGATCTTGGATTCCTGCCCGCGGCACCAGGCGTTCCAGGCTTTGCCGCCGTCGCCGTCTTCCGCGGATACGAGATCGCGCTCGGCGACCACGCCGGCGCCGTGGTGCGCGATCGTATAGATCAGCTTGCGCTCGTCATCGTTTGGCTCCCGGCCGTTCTCCTCCTCGAAGGTCTCGAGCAGCGTGCGCAGCGCCTTCCACTCGGCGGTCTCGTGCGCCTTGAGGCGCTCATCGACCTGGACCGTGCGGCCGCGGATCTCAGCGGTCTCGGGCACGTTCTTGTTGCGATACATCGTGGAGCCGTCTTTCGACATGCACGACATCCACGGGCCGTCGTGGCTCGAGTCGACCGCTACGCCGTCGGCATCTTCGGCGCCCCCGAACTCGCGCTTGCGGATGGTGTCAGCGCGAGCGGCCAGCGCCTCGTGGCCGTGCATGCGGGCTTCGCGGGCGGCCGCGAGCAGCAGCTTGCGGTTATAGGCCCAATCGTCGCCCTGTTTCTCCTTGACCGGGTACTTGCGGCTGGAGGGCATGAGGAATGCGGCGGCCGGCATCTCTTCTCGGTGCCCGCTGCCTACGCGGCCGATTTCTGACTTATCTCGCTTGGTCAGTTTACCGGCCGCTTCCGGTGATTCGTCGCGCCCACCGGTCCCGGCGAACTTACCGTCAGCCTCGCGAGGTTGTTCGCCGGAGGACTTCAAGCCGTTCTTTTTGATCTCTTTGGCGTCGCGCTCGGTGCGCTCGAGGCGGCTCGTGATATTGAGATTGCGCGGCATGTGGATCTTCGATCCGAATGGAGCATCCTGTGCTTGGTGCTCCTCCTCGGCCGCTTCCTCGGCGAAGAACTCCATCAGTCCATTCACGAGGCCGCGCCACCCTTCCGGGGTCATATCGTCGGCGGTATCCATCGCTTCCTGTAGTCGCTTGCGCGCTCCGGCAAAGGCCGGCATCCCGGCGTTGGGCGTAGTGGCGATCGGCATGGCCGCGTCCTCCGCGATCAGGTGGATGGTATCTCTCAAGCCCGGGTGCAGTGGCTCGGGCGGGGCATCGAGCGGCGCCCAGGCGTACGCAATGTTCTCGTGGTCCAGCGTCGGGATGAAGGGCGAGTTGATGCGCTGCCGGTAGATCGCGTAGAAGCCGCTGCCGTCGATCAGTGTCGGTGCTGCAGTGCCTTCGGGTGCCATCCAACCAGTTTCTTCTCTCGTTTCTCTGATGGCGCCGATTTCGGGCGGTTCCTTCGGCTCAAGCATGCCGCCTGGCAAGCTCCAGGTGAGGGGATGGTCGTGGCCCGCAGCCCGCTTGAGGAAAAGGGTCATCTTATCGGGCAGCACCAGGGCAAGCCCGGCGGCCTCTGCACTCATTTTTGGGCCTGTGCCTGCTGCGATCGTTGCTGGGCGGCGGCCCGCCGCTGTGCACGCACAATGGACTCCCGCGCTTCTGGCGAAAGGTTCTCGACGCAGCCGGGAATCATCGCCAATCGCATCAGGTACTCGTCGGGGCAATTTTTCCAGCCGCCCGTGGGGTTTACGAACCACGACCGCATGAATCGGAAGAAGTAGACGCCGCAACCCAAGAGCGCCTGGCGCCGCTGGCGAACTGAAGGGATGTAGTGGACTTGTTCCGACATCTGGTTCCGCTGGGGCTTCGTCGGGAACTTAACGGACCGACACCATTTCGTCAAAATCCGCCCACCGTTAACATTTTCCTGTTCGCTTCTGAACAGGCACCAGGTCCCGGACTTGTCTATTCGCCGGATAGGTGATGGGCGTCAGGCAGGCTGGATCATGTCGGAGTACGAACCTTGCGATGTCATTTACCGCGCGATGGATGGCTGGTGCGCCATCGTCAACGGCAAGAAGATCGGCCCTTACCCCTATCGACCGCAGGCGCTGCGTGCGGCCGTGAGCGAGCGTCGGGGCCTCAACGAGGAGGCGTTGGCCCATAGTAGGACTTCGTCTCAAAATATGGAGCGTGGCACAGCCGATCGATCTCCTGCTTGAGCCGCACGCGGTCGCGGTTCGAGCGCATGGCTTCGAAGTGCGCCTCGATCATTGACGCCGTGTCGCTCCAGTCGACATCGACGCCTTTGTTCTCGATCGCCTGAGGCACTAGCTCTGCCAGGAGGTCGAAATTGCGGGCGTGCAGTTCGATCAGCTGATCGAGCAGCGGGTCGACGGCCTGCGGCCACAGCCATTGGCGGCGAGCCTCATCGTGCCGCTGATATTCGCGCTCGATCGCAGCGCGCTGGTCGGGACTGAACTTCTCGCGCTTGACCGTGAGCACCGCGAACCGATCGAAGAAGTCCCCGGGCGTGAGCGGCAACGTGACCGACTTGGTGGGTGCCGGGTCGTGCGGCCAAAGCCGGCGCGCGTTCGCGCCCTCGAGGATCAACTTGATCACGCCGTCGTGGTTTGATCCGACCTTGTACTCCTCGATGTCGGCGTCGACGCCGGCGAATGCCGTGGAGTACGCGTAGGGGAATGTTTGTCGGGCCCAGTAGGCCGGCGCGGTACCGTCGTCGATCGAAGGGGTGGCCAGCGTCTTCCGGCAGGGGAAGCCACCGGTGATGAGGATCGACATCAGCCCGCACTGCGGACCAATCACCCACTCGGTTTCGGCGGCTCTCGTGAACACCTCACTGAGCGGTACCCGGGGCGGCGCGTCCACATTGATCCACACTTCCCGACCTGACCGGCGCAGTGCATCGACCAGTTTTGGGTAAAACCCTGGCTGGGTGTTGGGCCAGGTGACGGCGTCGACGATCATCACCGTGTTCGCTCGGTACGCGCAGTGAGGAGCGGCCGCGCGCGTCAACGGCGCCGACAACGGCAGCCCGAGCACCATGCGGAAGAGGTCTGCCTGGCTCACACGGAGTTTGGATGGGAGTTCGTCGATCGTGAGCCGTGTGCGCTTCATGCACGGGTGCGCGTAGAACGGGGCGCCGGTCCACAGGTCGTTAAGATAATTGCGTTGCCGGTCCTGATCGCCCTCCATGGAATAGGTGATCTTGTCGTCGACCTGGATGCGAACGCCTGGGAAGAGGCCGGCAACAGCTCGGTGCTTGCTTTTGATTACCAGCACGATTTCGTTGCCGGGATGCGCCTGCACGAATGCGGCGTAGAGCGCCATCATCAGGTAAACGTCGCCTAGCCCTCCCAGCACCACGATGTCTTGTCTCATCGTTTTTTTACCCCCTGCCTTGCGGTCGCGAGATCTCCGAACTTTCGGATTCCAGGAAACCTGCTGATGTCGGCCTTGTCGATTTCTATTTTCCCGACACGTTGCGGGATTGCATAGACCGCTCCCTGCCACTCCACGAAATTGGTCCCGGCCTGGACCTCGAGCAGTCGCGGCGGGCCACCCCTTCGGCCTGGCTGGTGCGGCGGTGGCTCCACGCGCGCCGGCGGGGATGGTGGTGGTGGTGGCGCGACCTCAAAGCGGGGCGCAGGGAGCGGCGTGGGCAGCATGCGGATCGCTGCAGCGATCGTGTCTGGCTTGCCCTTGAGGGCGGTGACCTGGCGCTCGTACAGTTGCGCCCAGAAGGCTAGGCACTCGGCCGCAGTCTCGGCAAATGTCTCGGGCGACGCAAAGCGGACAGCGTTCTCCCACCCGCGCTGCGCGTGCGGCGATCGTGTTTCGGCCACCACGGGACGCTGGCATGCGAGTGCGGTCACATATCTGACGGACGAGACAAGTTCCCACCAGTGGTACTGCTTGATGTCGAGGACGATCTTGCTGTGCGGAATCCGCTCGTCGCGCCTCGCCAGCGTGCTCGAATGGGGGATGATGTCGAGTTTGTGTCCGCGCTTGGCGATCGCGGCCAGGACTCGCTGACGGCGTGTCGTCATGCCCCCAAAAAAGCAAAAATCGAACTGCGGGACCGCGGTCGATCTTATGCGATCGAACCTGGCACCCCACGCCATTTCAATGTCGGCGGCCGACCGGACAAAGCGGCGGAGTACCGCGGCCGCGCCCGGCACGTAACTCCATGCGGCCGTGAGTGCCGGCGCCACCTCGACGAAGATCTCCGCGCGGCGCTCCCAGCTCTCGCTGGTCATGTAGTTCCAGACAAGGCCCTCTCGCGTCACTAGCGTTGGCTGTTCGGTCACGAGTGCAATGAGGGCGTAGCCGGCGCGCGCCATCTCGTGCATTCGGTTGGGGTGCTGCAGTGTCTCGCGCGTTCCCTCGCTGAAGACATTCTGAATAGGCGGGGGCAAAAACTGGCCGCGGGTGACCACAAAGATGTGGCCTTGCGCCTCGATCTGATCGCGGAGGTCGTCGACCTGGTCGCCCGCCTGCGCGTCCGCCGACAGCACAAAATTGAAACTCAGACGTCCCCGTTCGCCAGCCATCCCCGTCGGCACCCCTCGACGATCACGTCGACTCTCGATTCCCAGTCTTGGGGTGAAACTCTGATATGGTCAACATTGGGGTGATCGTTGCCGGCGAACGTGGAACAGTGGCCATAAGGCATCGTCTGCTGCAGGCCGAAAAGGTAGGGGCAGTCGGGGCCGAGTTCGCGGATGCAGAGGGTCTTGTGGCCGCCGATGCCGGCCTCCAGCAGGATCGACATGACGCCGCACTGAGGGCCGATGATTTCCTGCGCGCTGGCGCAGTGCCTCAGCAACTCCTCGAGCGACCATGACGGCGAATTCGAAGTCACTTCGCGCCCGCTGCTTCGAAGCCGTTCGGCAAGTTTGCTGTAAAATGGCCATTCCATATTTGGCCACGATCGCGAACTGGTGATCATCACAACGTCTCGCGTCAGCATGACGTTGAGGCCATTTGGCTTCTCCATCGAGGCGTCGGGCGGCAACTGCATCAGCGCCCGATACATGTCAGCTTGGCTCACCCTCGGCTTGATCGTGAGTTGGTCGAGGCGAGTTGGCGTTTTCACAAAGTGCGGGTGGACATAGATGGGGGCGCCGTCGACGATCGCGTTATCGTAGGTCTGCCAAAGCGCGCGCTCGCCCGCCTCGGCCATCGCCACGATCCGCTCGTCGGTCTGGTGCAGCAGGCCAAACCACTCGGGGATGAACTTCTGAGAAGGCTTAACGACGACGACCGCGTGCACGTTGTGGTGACGCTGAAAGGCGCGCGCCAGCGAGCAAACAAGATAGGCGTCACCAACGCCATAAAGAGCTACGAGCGGTATCAAATAAAACTCTCCTATGCCTTTACGGGGGTTTGAGACAAATCCGATTCCGCGATGTGGCACATGACCGAACATTCGATGTCAGGCTCGTCGTGCTGCACGCCGCGGTTCGGATCAAGCTGGTCGAGATAGAGTGGCGAGCCATCCGGTTCTAGCCAGAATGACACGTCCAGTTCTCGCTGCAGTTTTGCCATCCGATCAAACGCAATCGGGAAATGCTTTCGGATCATGTTCCAGTAGCCGCGCCCGCCCTTCGGACAACCGATGCAGTTATTGTTTCGGAAGCCCAGGCGGTACATCACTGGCAACTCAATGCCAGCGCGCTCGATCATGCCAAGACAGTCTGCCTTCGTTAGGCCAGCCTCGATCAGCGGAGCCTCAATGGTGCGCTCAAAATCCTGCTTTTGTAGCAGTTCGAAGCGATCCGTTTCCTCGCAGGTATATCCCAGAACTAAAATGTCAGTCGGTCGCCCGAACGTCAGCGATGGCTGACGTTTCAGGAAGCCGGTGCAGGGTGCGCCGTGCCGCGACGCAATGAACCGTTCTCCCTCCCACACCGCCCATGTGTCGGCATATTTGTCGGAGCGAAGGACGATGACTTTCCTCCCAAACCACCGCTCACAATCGGCCATGAACCGCTTGTTGTCGGGATGCTCAGAGCCAGGGTCGCAATAATTCACCTCGACGCGATCCTGGCCGTACTTGCGCAAGGCAAGTTTCGTCGCAACCGCCGAGGCCGCGCCACAAGAAAACCGGCATATGACGCGGGGTTCCATGCGGCTCCTGTGCCTTTAGGGGCCAGATGGCCCATTGTTCCTGTACGTGCTGATATATCTTCGCTCAGCACCGCTCCAGTACGAAATTCCGCCTATCGGCTGACACGACGCAGACGCCATGAGTTCTATTCTGGCAATCTCGCATTCATCCCGCGTATCAAATAACGGCGCTCCAAATGCGAAAGGCGCGTAGGCCAACATCCAAAGCGTGCAGCACGTCACGATTTGCTCCTATTTTGTTAATCGGGTCTAGCTGTCCCTTACCCCGATCCGGCTCTCTGTTGCGACTACCGAAGCGTCGCCTTGTAGGACAGCGGGCCCGTATTCATGGTCAAGAAAAATATCATGCAGATCTTTCGTAAGTAAGCGCATCTCATTTGCGTGCCGCGCATTCTCCTTGGCGACAAGCTGCCGTAGTTCTTCTTTGCGTTGTTTGACGCGAGCAGCGAACCAGACGGACCAATTGTCCAATTAACATTCTCCTGTTCCTACGCAGTCGCATTTGCGACCGGATAATGCTTGTAGAGCCAGCCGCGTGTCACCTTTCGTGGCGCAAGCCTTTTGTTGATCGCCGCTTCGCTGGCCTCAACAGTTACACCTCGTCTCGGTGGCCAGTATTGCTCGATGATGCGGCGCTCATCGTCGCTGAACGGCTTTCTAGGTCTGCCATTCCTGCCGACGCCAGCGCGCCCCATAGCAATGCGACTGATCTCGATGGATGCCTGCATGGCCAGTTGGTTGCCGGTCAATGGCGGCTCGGCCGATATCAACTTTACGCCTTTCTTCTTTTCAATCGCAGTTGCGCGCTCTGCCCAAATGCGTTTGGCTTTTTCCACATAGCCCTTGCGCGGCTTCGGCGCTAGATACGCTGGCCGAGCTACCCTAACGATGCTGCCAGGGCGCAGCGACCGCATGAGCGGCGGAATGTCCTTGTAGGTCGTACCGCCGACCAGGATGGCAAGCTGCGAGTCCTGCGGGTAATCCGGATTTATGTAATCGCGGAAGTCTGGCGTCTTTTCCATCGGTTTGCGAAAACTAAGGAAGCACTTGTTGACTGTCAAGGCATCTTGCGCTTACGTTTGCTGCTTAGCTTGGAACCGAGGTGCAAGGAGAACGCCAATGACGTATCACGCCGAAGTCGCCAAGGAGTTCTTACGCGACGCCTTCATGAAAGGCACGCTCGACATCACCGACAGCTTCGGGAGCGTGCGCGGCTTCGTCGTCATCTTTGCCGGCGAAATGGAGGCGCTAGTCGCAATCCAGAACTGCCGCTTTCTCTCCCGCCAGGAGACCGAGCAGCTTGTAAAACTCGCCGCGCCGACTGCGCAGACGCGCCGAGAATTTAAGGCGTGGTACGAGCACGCAACAGCCTAGAGGAGCACGCCGCCAATGCTGAAACCGATTTGCATTCCCTGCCAGCGCTTCTTTCGAAAGAAGAAGTCCGGCTTCTACTTTACGGAGGGAATGCCAGCTAATGGGCAGACGCGCCCTCAATCTGGATTAGCTGAGCCGCAGAACTGGAAGCCATACAAAATTTGGTCAGGCGATATTTGGGAGTGCAAAGGTTGCGGCGCAAAGATCATTAGCAGCGTTGGGAGCCAGCCCGTGAACGAGCACTACGTTGAGAACTTTGAACTATGCCGGAAGCAACTCGGCGCAGACCAATTTCAAGTCAACGACTGTTAAAGGGAGACCCCCCCCGTGAGCGCAGGACACAATCCGGCTCGCCGACCTTGGACGGTCGGCATGTGGCGGATCAACAATAAGAGCGTCGGCAAGCATTGGACCGACTCCCTCTCGATCATTGATGCCGATGGCGGGGAGGTCTGCGTCCTAACCCGTGGCTACGAGGGCGATCCTCGCACGGGCGATGGCTGCCCATCGTGGAAAAACGCGTGCTTGATCGTCTCCGCCGTTAATGCTTTCCGCAATGAATTTTCTGAAGGAATGATACCGGCGGATTGGGCGCCAGCTCCAGAACTCGCTGTGGGAGACATCATCGAGGCCGACATATCTCCACCGTTGACTTGGTGGGACCGCTTTCTGTGGCGCTGGTTTGGCGTTGAGCGGAAGCGCCCTAAGTCTCCCGGACGGCTTGTTGCGACGGTTACCTCGCAATCAGATTGATTGCCTTCCGCAGTCGCTCCTCGCTCGGATAGCGGTCCCCGAGCAGGCTCGCGTCGATCGGCTGCAATTTATCCCATTGATAACTGGCCGGTGGATTCGATACCCCCCATCGCGCCCAGGCAATGATGCGCTCTGCATGCTGCGGCTTGAGGCCTCGGTGCTCGCGCATTGTGTCCGAGAAGAATGTTTTGCCTCGTGGGCCCACGATGAGGGTGGTGTGAGTTTTGTGCACGCGCAGTTCCTGGCCAGCGTCCATACCGACATCGGTAAGATAGAAAAACATCGGCAGGAACTTCTTGTCGTCGCTGTCGCGGTGCCAGTCCTGAATGTCGGGTCGCACGGGTTGCCCTGGGCGCGTGCAGAAGACGTTCATGGAATAGAGCAACGGCGTCTCCACCTCCAAATACTCGGACGCGAAGTTGATCTGCTCGAGCGCGCGCGCGAGGAGGTGTGGTGCGAGCACTGCATCGCCCATTCGCCAGCACAGCACATTCGCGCTCGCGGCCTGCTGCCATGTGGAGAATCCGGTCGTGTCGGCCTGGACGACGTGCCGGCCGCTGAAGACCTCGCGGGTCTTGAGCCACGCAAGGGTCTCGTCGACTTGTTCGGGCGTCAGCGGCTGCAGGTTCAGACAACCCTGCTGGCGAAATATTTCTACAGCTTCTGAAGCCATGCGATGCCTACCTCCTGTCCAATTTGAGACGGGGCAAGCCCGCTCTCTTTCAGAAAGCGCCACACTTCGACTTCTGGGTAGCGCTCGCGCGGTAGCGAATCGTGAAAGGCGATGATGCCGCCGGGGCGCACCAATGTGACGTAGGCCGCATAGTCTTTGGCCACATCGTCATAGGTGTGGCCGGCGTCAATAAACAGCACATCATAGAAGCCATGCGATCGCGCCAACTGGAATGCCTGTTCGCTGTGCGTGTCCATGCCTGGATGGGTCATGCCATCGGTCATGCACACGCCGAAGTCGATCGTTGTCGCGCAGTCGAAGAGGTGGCGCCACACTGCGTGACTGGCGCGACAGTTACCCATTCCGAGCTGTAGGGCGTTTCTGCGCTTCGCGTTGCCGTAGCCGCGCGGGCCCAGATAACGGTCGATTTCCTCGACGAGCTTCGCAAACTCGGCGCGGACCTGCATCAGCGCCGGACGATATTCGGCGGTGCCGTCCTTCTCGCGATGGTCGTCATGCCAGCCATGATAAGGCGCAAAATTTGGAAGCGCGATGATCGCGTCGATTTCGTCGATGGTCGTCATTGCTGAGCCTTTAAGGATGTTGGTGAGGAGGCCACTTTCTTCCGCCGCGAATCGCGCACACTGTGACGCGATGGATTCCAAGTTCGCTGGCGAGAAGAACTGGGCCTTTTTCGGTGCTTCTGATGTAATCAACAATATCCCACGTCAACTTCGCCATGCCGTTCTTTTCGCCGGGTTGGGATTTAGCCGCGCCATTGCATCGGCCTTTCTTGGCTGCGTCGGCCATATTGTCGGCGTGGGTTCCAAGAAATAGATGGTCCGGGCGAATGCAGGGCGGATTATCGCAAGAGTGACAAACCTCGGCTCCCGGTGGAATCGGCCCGAAGTGAATCACCCAAGAATAGCGGTGGACGCGGTATGAAATGCCATCGATCTTAATATCCCCATAGCCACCAGTCGTTGGGTCGGGCCTGTCCCACAGCCAACAGGTTTCAGTTTTCGTCACTCGGCGCCAGAAGCGAGCTTCCGCGCTTTCGTTGGGCCATCGCGGCATTCAAGCATTCCCATATCGGCCGTTTCGGATTGTCGCGTAACCCTTAATTAGTTCAATGATGCCATCATCCAAACTGTAAAACGGTTTCCATCCCGTCCCCTCCATGCGAGCGTTGCTCACAACATAATCTCTGCGGTCGGGGTCCTCGCCGATGGCGGCCTCGTGAAAGTAGAACTTCGGAATCCTTTTTTGGATGTGCTCGCACAGCTCCAGCTTCGAGAGGTTCGCGCTGGAAAGGCCAACGTTGTAGGCCTTGCCGCGCATCTCTGTGAATTTCGACAGCGCGTGGATGAAGGCATAGGCAACGTCGCGGACGTGGATGTAGTTGCGTTTGGCGTGGGCCTCGAACAGCGTCACCGTGCGGTCGTGAACCGCCCTGTGCACAAAGTCATTAACCAACAAGTCGAGGCGCATCCGCGGCGACATTCCAAAGACGGTCGCGAGTCTCAGGCTGATCGAGTTCTCGCGCTCGAGCAGCTGCTGCTCGGCTGCGACCTTCGATCGTCCGTAGAGCGACACCGGCCGCATCGGCGTTTCCTCGGTGCATTCGATCCCGGGCTCGCCCACGCCATAGCCGCTGTTGCTGATCGGCGCCACAATGGCCTGGTCCTTGGCCGCGTGCTTGCACAGAAGCCCGATGGCCTCGACGTTGGTTGTCCACGCTGCGAACGGATCCGCGTCGCAGATCGGGGCACCGACCAGGGCCGCGAGCGGGATCACCACGTCGACGTTCGTGAGTAGGTCGCGGATAAGGCGTTCGTCGCGGGCGTCGCCGCGCACTGGTTGAAACTCGGGCGAGCAGCAGTATGCAGCGAGGCTGTTCTGCCGGTGGCTGAACGTGTCGAGGACGATGACCCTGTGGTTGATCTTGAGGAGCGCCGGCACCAGCACCGAACCAATAAAGCCGCCCCCCCCAGTAACCAATATCCGCACTGGATCACCCCCATCTGTTTCGCGCGTTGCTTTGCCCTGCGCATTCGTAAGAACAGAACTTCGTCTTATCGAGTCTGGACGGAATGACTTCGTAGGATTTTCCGCACTCTTGGCAGGAAACGGCTACTCGTATCTTTTTTTGTTCCCTCAATTGATAGCACCCTTGAGAGCAGAACTGTCCACGCGATTTGTCACGCAGGCGCCATTTCTCGATTTTGAACGAACCACCGCAAGTGCCGCATGACCGCTCCACCATCTCGACAGTTTTCGGATTGTGAAGCCGAGAATGGACCGGATGGTCCAATCTTTTGAGGTTGTCTAGGCGATCGTCGATCTTGTCCTCATTGTCATGATGAACGTCGATCTCCCTACCGATGATCACTTCGCCGGTATGCAACCACCACACGACACGAGACCGAAGAGCGTAACCGCTGGCGTGCGCGCCAGGAAATAGGCCTCTCACATAGATCAAGACGTGCTCATGCGTCTTGTTGATGCAGCCACCAGCGATGTTTTCTATTCCGGCGGCTTTGGCCTTCGCGATGGTGGCTTCATCGACCAAACCAACCACGCGCCCTCGATACCTGTGATTACTGCCGATCTTTCGCATTTCGGCAGCGTATATACGATTCGGCACCTATGACAAGATTTCTCACGGCCGCCACCCGTTTTCGAAGTGAAGCTGACATCCGTGCGTGCAGCGATACCAATGCTCCGGAGCTGGTGCCCCTTGCGGGAACGGCCTCAGCTGCTGCTGCCAGTTGGTGCACATGCTCGCGTCCCAGACCATCCCGTAAAAGATATTGACCTGCAGCTGGCAGACGCGCTCGCCGGTATCGTCGCTCGTGACCCACTCGCCGGAGTAAGCGATCGCCGCAAGCGCTACCAGCAACAGATTTCTCATCGCCACCCTTCCTTGATCTCAGAGGCCGGAAACTGAAAAACTGGATCGAGCTCTTGGTTCTTGACGACCAAGATTATCTTGTCGCCGCCGGCGATGCGCCGAACGTCCAAGTCCGACTCCATCGGATATTCCCGCAGCTTATCGATCAGTTCTTTCACCGTCATTTTAAGATCTCCGCTTTGACGGCATCGATCTCATCGAGGAATGCGATCGCGGCCTTTACGAGCCGCAGCTGCTGTTTGAGGCTCTTGCTGTAGAGCACGTCCCGATACAGCGTGATCAGGCTTTGCATGGTCTCGCGGTGCTGGCCGATCATGGCGTAGAACAGGCTGATCGCCTGCATGGCGGCCTTGTGCTCGGGCGAGACCATGTCCGCGTACTTTTTCAGGATCTGTTCGTCGAGTTCGTCGATTGTTGTCATGGGCAGCTTCCGTATTCGCCCCCGAGCTTAAGACCCATCGTCAAAGGCTTTGGCCCTTTGATGGTGCCGTCCGGCAAAACAACGGTGACGGTATCGCCCTGAGGCTCGGGCTCTGGCGCCGTCAACAGTTTGTAGGCCTCATTCGACAGTTCGCATGGCACCATTTTGAAGCACGGCTTGCCCATGTAGGTGACCAGGAACTCCTCGCGGTCGGCGCGCACGCGAAAAGCGTATTCGCCTGGGCTCTTGCGTAGGTCCATCATCGTGATCGTTTTCATGGGCGTCCTTTCGTTACCTTGATGACGATCTCGGCGGCGCGCGCGATCTTCTCGGAGATATCGAACGGAGCGTTGCCAAGAAACATGCCAGTGTCGTGGATCGCGTCTGCCACCGGTGTATGAAAATGACGACGCGACAGCAACCTGCAATGCTCTAGCAGCTGGTGCCGAGCGAAGCTGCCGCCCGTCGGAAGTCGGCAATCAATGCCTTCAGTGCGCAGCGCTATGGCCAGCCGCTCGCGCGTCTCTTTGCTGTCGACGGAAAAAGACAATCCGAAGGCACTTGGACTTCCTTCCCAGCGCCGATGCTGAATAGGCAACTCGGCAGTCAACTGATAAAATAAATCTAAGTTGCGCTGGCGTTCAACCATGAATCCATCCAGCTTGCGTAGCTGGCAACGCTGCACCGCCGCGTTGATCTCCAGCGGTCGCGTGTTGGTGCCGGGCACGACAAAACGGTATTCACTCGCGAAATCGGTCGCCCGATTTGTGTCCCGCAGCCAGCCATGGTTGCGCAGCTGCCGCAGCAAATCGTTCAATTCGGGATCGTCGGTAAGGACTGCCCCTCCCTCGATGCCGGCTATCTGGTGGGACATGAAAAACGATAGGGTGCTCATGTTGCCAAACGTCCCGACTTTCTTTTTTTGCGTTCGGGCTCCGATGCTCTCACAGGCATCCTCGATCATATAAACCGGGCGCGAACCGGCGCGGGCTTCGAAGTGATCTTGCCATGCGTCTAAATGGGCAGGATTTCCCAAGATCGGACAACACACCAAAAGTTTTGGCTCGAGATGGTCGAAGTCACTTGTCGGGGGAGAATTCCAGGTGTCATCGGCATCGGCTATGACGAGGTTGAGTCCGTAAACGATCAGGGGCGCCCATGTCGTGGCCCACGCTATCGATGGGACGACAGCGAAGTCGCCGCGCTGTAGCGGGTCTTCTTGCTTGTAGAAGAGAGCGGCGACAGCGATCCAATTGGCCGACGATCCGCTGTTGGTTGCCACGCAAAACCTGCGGCCATGATAGGCGGCAAGCTCATGCTCTAGCGCTTCGGTTTCCGGCCCATAGGTGAAGCGGTCGGAGGTGATCACCCGGCGGATCGCTTCTTCCTCGTCCTCATTCCACAACTTGAAGCCGGTAGGATAGAACCATTCAACGGACATAGGTGCTCCCCCGCCCATATTGCCATCCGTCAGGCAATGCGTCGCCCGGCCTTAAGCGCCTCGATAGCTGGCCACTATTGATCCACCGTCCGCCGCGCGTGCCGGCGCCAATCCGCTCTCTCACAGCCGGATCCTGGTGTGACCGTTTAATTGCTGCGTTGCGCGCCGCGATTTGCGCTGGACGCCTTTCTCGTTTGTCGTCCAGCCGCTTTTGTTCACGTTGCTCGCGTTCTGGTGCGGCCAGCGCACGTTTGATGTTCCACGTCTCGTCTAGTTTCTGACGAAACTCAGGATCAGCCCATCGAGACAGTGCATGCAAGCGATGCAAGCTGCTCGTCTCCGGCGACGAATGAACCTCGCTCATCTTGCGCTTCAACTCATCGGACTTAAGACCTGCAGCTCCCCCTTCTTGGAGGTTGTAACCATAAGGCGCCATGGTTCCGTAGAGTCGGATAAAGTACGTCTCCATTGCGTTGAGCGATGCTTGGTCGTCGCAGTTTGCGATAACCTCAAACCCGAAAGCCTCGACCCCGTGAGCTCTCATTGCGCGATAAAGAAGGCCGTCCGTACCGCGCCGCGCTTCCTTGATGTGACGCAGATACCTCTCGTAAGGGACAACCGCTATCGTCTGCCCCACATAGGCACTGTCGCTGTCCCGGCACGAGATCAAATAAACCACGCCGTAGGCTCGCCGCCCCATCTGGCGCATTGCCGGCATGATTTCACGCATCGCGGCCGCTAACGTCATTTCAGTCATGCTTATCCGGTTGGCTCCCACAGCCACTTGTGCTAGTAGAATGGACGTTATGGAGGTTTAGATGGCTCAGAACGTAGTTGCTCTTAAAGAGCTGAATCCGGTCGTGTCGGAACTGCCAGATCGCGACAATCGACTGCTGTTTTTGTGCCCAAAATGTCGCCAGCGTATGATTGCGGTAGAGTATTGGGGTTTCCCCGCAAGCGAAAAGCCGCAGCGGTGGAGTGGCCATGGGACGATTGAGACTCTGACGCTCAGTCCTAGCATCAACTCTGAACACAGCAGCCCGTCTCACAATGGCTGCCTCGGATGGCACGGCGTCGTGAAAGACGGCGAATGTCGGAGCGCTTAGGCAATGTCTCCTACCCATGACGTTCACCAATGAGAAAATCTGCCGTTCCCGCGCTCGCTGCTTGGTATCGGCGCAAACGGCGAGAGCCCAACCTATGACGGCCTCTATAGCGGGAAGTGGAAACACGCCACGGTGAGCGGTTGAATGTTCATCGCTGATGCCTTTTTTACATTCGCAGGCGGAGCCGGATACGAAATCGGCTGCGTGCTTTGGGTGCATTACTCGGAGCGCGGAGACGCGGCTAAGACCGCACTGTGGGCGGCGGTCCTGGCGTCCTGTCAAGTCTGCGGCGTTGCCGAGTCCGTTCATGATTGGCGCTTCGCACCCTTCTTTGTCGCTGGCTACGCTTTCGGAAGCTTCGTTGGCGTCAAATGGAAACGTGCCATGGTTAGTGTCACGACGATGACGACAAGGGCATCGCTTGCCTCACCATGAACAAGACGTAAAGCTGCAGGACCATTTGCTTGTCCGGCTGTAGGCCAATGAAAACTTTCACGACAGCTCCTGTTCGTAAAGCGCCGGGTATTCGACCAGGATCGTCGAGCCGCCGCGCCTCAAGGCGTCGTAGTAGGACGGAAACACCATGGCCGTGTTGATCATCATGACAACGCGCACGGTCCGCAGCATCAATTTGAACGCTGGACCAAAGTCTCCAAGATGCTGCGGACCGGGATCGAGCGGCGACACGGAACCGGATGCCACTCGGATCAATACGCGAGGCTTGAACGCGGAGTAGACCGGAATCTTGTCGAGGTGATTCACTAGCTGGCACGCGGCGGCAATCAAAAAATTCCACCGAGGAAATACGCTGATCGGGAGGAATCCCTGCAGAGACAGGCCGATCGACATCCCGAGTTGAGTGTTCTCGAATACTGGGAGTTCGAGCAGCTTGTCGCGTGGCACGCCGTCGAACGACTTGGTCATGCCGGTGCCGGCGTACTCAACCGCTTGGCCGAGGAAGATCGTGTCGTCGCGCTCGCCGAGAATCTGCATTGCGCGGCAGAGTTCTGAGAAGTAGGTCGCCATGGCGACTCACCTCAAGGGGGTCATGGGCGCGGCGCCGCCCTCGTCGATGATCCTCTGCCCCACCTGGAAGGCCTCGGGGTCCTTTTGGGGTGGCGCGCCGGCGCCGCGGACCTCGGTGCGGCCGTCACCGTAGAGCCAGACGACGTTGACGTAGCGCGCGCGCCCAGAGATCACACCGACCACATGAAAGTCCGGATGCTTATCGAGCCATGTTTTCTGAGCAGAGGTCATGCTGCCACTCCCGAACGTCCAAGCATCCATCCATCTGGTATTGTACGAACGCGGCGATTAATGGTGCCGTCGGTAACCCAACGCGTACCGGCGGTCGAAAGGCCGGCTCTTTCATTTTTGAAATTGATTCGTCCTCGCTCCCAACCGGAGGGAAGCTGCTCCAATCGGTTAATACGGCGATTGTTCTGGCCGTTGTTGATCCAAACTTTTTCTCTGGTTTGACCTAGCTTCGCCAACACCTTTGGGCGACGATATGCTTCGGCTTTTTTGGCCTTTACCGCTGGATCGTTTTGGACGATCAACGCAACAGCTCTTTTCTTCTCGCGCACTTCGGGGCGAAGTTGCGACGCTTTATTTATTTTGGATCGACGTATCTGCTCTCCAGGACGGCTCCAGGCCTCGATCAATCCTGCACGTTGTTTGGCCTTAACCTCCGGTCTCGCTTGAACTGTCTTTTGTGAAAGGCTCTGACGCTCGCGATACTCCGGTGTCCCTCGCATTGCAATTAACTGCTGGACTGATTGATCTGAGTGACGACCTCCGCCTTCCCCGCCAGCCCGCAAGTTATAGCCGCGTGGCGAGAGTGTCCCTAGCGTCTCAATCCATTGGATCTCAGCAGCGTCCAGCTCTGATTGATTAGTGGCGGAGGCTATAATTTCGATGACAAAAGCTGCCTTTCCGTATTTTTGAATCGCCGCATAAAGAGCCTTAGTGCTTTCGCCAGATCTCCAAAAGTGAGCCATGCATCGTCTCAAAGGATTGCGTTGGCACGTCTGCCCCACATACTTTTTGCCGGTGACTGTGCAGGTAAGAGTGTAGATTGCCCCATAGTTAAAATTCGACACGTTTTCCTGCCCCTGCATGAGGATATTTTAGAACATAGCCGTAGCCGATCACAAAACCATTCTTTTCGGCGATTCCGTCGCCCCAAACTTTGCGCGACGGCGTGCACACGCTGATGTTGTTGTCCTCAATCACGTAGGTAATGGGGAGATCCCAACCACGGGCGTACATTTGGTTTTCATGAAAAGCTCCTGTGCAACTTGCCATGTCCCCGATGAAGCACCAGACGTGATTCGTGCTGCCGCGCAGTTTGTTGCCCAGGGCAATGCCGGTGGCGATCGGGATGATGCCGCCGACGATCGCGCTGGTGATCACGCGTTGTTCGGGGAATGCCAGCGTGATCGAGCGCTTGTCGAGGATGGCCTGCTTAAGGACCGCCGGCGTGACGCCTTTGAGCAAGCAGTGGAGATGGGATCGCCAGGTCCCGCACACCCAGTCCGCCTCATTGACCTTCGAGAAGATGTCTAGGAGTTGCCGCTCATTACCGCCAGCGAGGTGGATGGGCGCCCGAATCTGTCCCGCATTAAAAAGTTCGGCGATCTCGTGCTCAAACGCCTGCAGGCTCTCGACGGTGTGCTCGGTGATCATGCGACCGCTCCGCAGTTGTCGCACTTCAGCGAGATCAGACCGTTGCTCGCTGTTATGAAGCGAACGGTGCCGCCGCACGAACAGGTGGGGCGCGGACAGTTATTGGTGTCCACATCATTGACTTTGATTTTACCCCCCTCGCGGAGACTCGGTCTCATTTGAGCCGCTTCCCGGCAACACATTCGTCGCAAAACTTCAGCGTGACGCGGGCCGTGCCGCTCCGGTCTTTTGACGAATAATAGCGGGTGAACATCGCGTCGCAGCGCTGGCAGCGGACCTTGACCTCGTATTGCTGTTCCGGCTGCAGCTTCTCGCAGCTGGCGCCGACGACGCCGACATAGAGTTGGAGCGCCGCGACCGCGATCTTGTCGTCGACCGGGCGGATGTTGGTCATCTTCATTTTTTGACCTTCCCCTTCCCCTTGCGGGTGCGGTGTCGCTGGACGCGCGCTGCCGTCTCCTCGCGCCGGCGCCGGCACTCCGCGCAGCCTTCGGCGAGATGGGCCTCGACCGCCTCGACCAATGTGAGCACCTCGGTCGATCGCGCGTTGCGCTTGACCTTCTGGACGATCTTGGTGAGTTCGGTCGCGTCCATCACTGCTTCACGGCGTGGTTGCTGAAGATCGCAATGCCGGGCATGTTATCGACCTGATTGTCCTGCAGGAACTTTGCCCACTCGATCTCTCGGCGGTCCGTTGACTCGATCACCATCATGGTGCGGCCGCCGGCGGCGCAGTTGCCGACCTCGGCAATCGTGGGGCGGTGAAAATGGCATATTTGCAAGATCACACCACCGCCAGCGTTCTGAATGTAGCGCATGGCCCGGACCAGGCTCGGCTTGTGGAATCCGTCTGGGCCCTGCGCCGGCGGATAAGGCCGCGGCATGTCGTCGCCGATCTGGATCACGCATTCAGGCCGAGGAACAGCCCATGGTTCCTGCGTATTGATGACGGACAAAAATGCGATTTTTCCTTTGGCCACCAAACGAAAGACATCAGCCCACGGATGGTGTGTGAACTCAGGCGAACTCAAAATCTCGAGCGCTCTCTGCGGATCGACGATCTCTGCGGTCATGGTCCGGCAGGTAACGTTACGCGCTCATGCGTGTCAATGCTGGCTGTCCACAGACGATTGGCTCCCACTTGATTAGCACGCCATTGAACTTCTGGACATCTGGGTGCTCTTTTTTCCAAAAGGCCCGCATGTCGAGTGCGTTCACGAAGCCATCGGCGCGGACGGGGGCCAGCATTCGGCGAGTTCCGATGAGCTTGCCGTCGATGAGGATGGTCATGCTGTCGGGCCAGATCACGACGCGGTGGAGCGACGTGCAGCGGCCAGTGCCAATCAAGAAGCAGTGCTTGGTCCGCATGCCGCAATACAGTTTGAGCTCGGCGCCGATCCTGGCGAGCAGGCGACCGCCCTTCGAGTAGGCTTCGCCCTGGCCGTTGGGTGCGCCAGCGCGGATGGTCTGCAATTTAGGCACAAAATCCAATCCGTCCATTGACTCTATCGGAATTCCAAGCCCTTTGCGGATCGGGTAGACGAACCTTTGCTTGAACGAAAGCGCGGTCATTACGGCGTGTTCCTATGCGGCATGTGCTCCTCCTCGGAATGCTGCGGCGTTTTTGATATCGATCGGCACGCAGGCTGCGCAATGGAGCAGGTACGGCCCGCCGTACAAGGCTGTCTGCTCGTTCTTGCGTTGGCAGAGCACCCAGCCCTGGCTCCATAATTCCTGGCTGGCGTTCTCCCATGAGAGGCATTGGGGTCGGTACTCGGCCTTGCAGATGCGGCAAACGAACCGGAGGGAATGGTCGCGTATTATCTGGTCGGTCATGGCCTGATCCTGATCATTTCCTGGATAGCCCACAGCGCGAGTTCGGCCTGGTCCGTGGTGATTTGTCGGCTCTCTTCGCCGCCGCGCACCGAGCATCCGTCTTTGCTCATGCGGACGCCGATGGGCTTTCCGGCCAGGCGCGCATCGCACAGAAAGTCTCCGAGTTCTTTGTTGGTCACGGGAGCCGCGGGCGATCGCACATGGCGGATTGGTGGAGGTGGATGTGGAAACTGCGCAGGTTGGATTCGATGTGAGTCTGCATTAAGCCACGGTGCAGTTCGTCGCGGTTTAATCTTCCTTCGGCGTCATAGAGCGGCTGTTTGGGCGGGAGCTTGATTCGTCGCCATATCATCACGCAGTGGAGCGCGTACCGCGCCTGGTTGAACTCGTCCCAGCCCTGCCAAACTGAAAACGGCTCCACCCAGCCCCGAGCATTCGGTCGGCAACGGATATCGTCCCAGAAGCGCTTGTTCTGGATGCCCTGCGGCTCCATGCGGTTCATGCCTTCGCGATCCATGCGACGGCTCACGGCCTCGTTTCCTCGACGGCCTTGTTGAGCCTGCACTCAAATCTCCAGTCGTACTTAGACCACGGCGGTGTGCCCGCATATTCTAGGGCCTGTCTTTTGGTTTCGTCGCGACACTCTTGTTCGGTATGGAAGATGATGGGGTGGTGTTTGGCGTCGACGGCCACGCTGCCGGCACACCAAATAGATATGGTCCACTGCGTCACACACAAAATAAACCCCGTCCAAGTCATCTGGGCTCTCCAGGCATTTCATCCCATGTTCGGCCATCGAGTAAGCGACCGGCGGCTTTCTTGCCGACCCGGATAATCGACCAGCGCTCGTCGATCGGATATGGCTGATCGTCTCCGCGCATTAGCTTTTGCCCGACACGTTCGTCGTATAGCCATTCCCCCCATTGTTTGAAAAAGTATGGGACGTTGGCTTTGTTGCACTGGTCGCGCAGGCTCCGTGCCCACTCGGGATTCATCGGCCGCGCTTGCTGCCCACTCTCTCCGCCGACAATCACCCAATCGACGTGAGGCTGCAGCGGGTCGCTGGTCTCGGTATAGCCTGCCTTGCTCCCGTGCCCTCTCCGTCCCGTGAGCGCGTTGATAGTCCGGTAGACGGTATTCTCGTCTGGCTCCGTCAACCTGAGGTGCTCGAGGTCGGTCGGGCCCAACAGCGGCTCTGCCGATATGCATCGTATTGCCGCTGGAGTACGGAGCAGGATCGGTACAAACTCTTCTGCTTCCTTCTGGCACGATACCGAAACGCCCTCGATGACGTTCGGTAATGGCCACACGAAGTGTCTAGCTCTCGGCTCCCCATTCAAGTGAAACTGATCAATCGTCGCCTCGATCTCATCGCGACGACCTAGTTCTATCTCTGGCGCCACAAGATAATTGCGCCTGCGCTCTGGCCGCTTGCTCAGGTTGATATACGTGTGCTGCGGGCTAAGCGCCATCACGGCATAAAGCTGGTCGATGAATTCGTCCGGCCACCACTCGCCGAACGCGTCGCTCATGCTCTCGACGAATATGCGCGTTGGTTTTTTCCTGCGCAGCGGCGCCAGCAGCTTCTTTTCGTCTACGACGAATGTATAGTACCTGCGATAGCCTGGCTTAAACGGAAGGCCGCTGAGGCGGAAGTTCTGCCGCTCCGCGTAACAAAACCGGCAGGCTTCGTTCACGCGCTCGCAGTGATTTGCTGATCGCCCATTCCGCACGGCACGCAGCGCGTTCCAGGACATGCCTTCGGAGCCATCATCGCCCCTTACCCACTCTATTTTGGTCACGGGTCGGGCCTTCCTTCCGGGAGAAAGACAACGGCGAGGTAAACCGCGCCTGCGATCATGCACATCAGACCGAAAGAGGCTTTTCCGACTGAATGCTCCATCGCTGCGGCAAGGATCACCCCAAGGATCGGCACCGGCAAAAAGAATAAGGCTTTCTGGATTCTCTCGTCCATGGCGCGACTGCAACGTTACAGGAGGAGGAAAGTCAAATCGGCGCTCATGGCAGCCATCCCCAATCCGTTCGCGCGATGCGCAAGGGTGTCCATGTGGACTCGCTCCATTCAATTTTTGTTTTTGTGCCCATCCTCATAACCCTGGTTGTAAGCCGCCCGCAGTGCGGATTCGGCCGCCGCGATCGAGTCCCGCAGATGCGCTTCCGCACGCAGTGCTCGATCCATCCATGTGCGGCCGGTCCCGTCCACGATCTGGGCGTTATTACCGCTGGCCGCGTTGACAACGGCAAGCCCAAATTTGCGCAGTTGGCCCATGATCCACGGCGTGTCGAACGGCCATCGGCTCATGTCGATGCCGGTCGCCTTCATCGCGTACTTTGGGCAGACCGCATTCATTTTTCGAAGACGCGCCAGTTGCCGTGCTCGGGAGGGAGTTCGGCCGCGAGCGCGTCCACCTTGTAGTCCAACCTCCCACCGTCAAACGCGGCGAGGGCGTTCTTTGCCGTGTTGCGCACGCCGTTCACCGAGTGCGTGGCCCGCAGGTGCCCCAACTGCGCCTCTGGCGACTCCTTCGTGGAGTCATCCCTGATCGTCGATTCTCGTTCCCAAATGAATCTATTTGCGAGCTGCAGGACGAATAGCGCCCGGATTTGGTCAGCCCTGATCGGGTCCCTCTCGGCAAGGATCAGATCGATGTCGTGCATGATCGCTTTCTGCTCAGTCCGGTAGATGTTGCGATGGTCCTTGATGAAGATTTCCTTCATCAGCACGATCGAGAGCCGATCGCACAGGTCCGACAGCGTCGGCAGATACTTGCGCTCACGCTTTTGCTTTTCATCATCTTCGTATTGCGAAGGCACCCCGTGCTGCGCAATCTCACTAAACGTTCGCGTCACTCGACCTACCCTCTCAACCGGCTTGAACATCTCGCGCGAGGCAAAGAACTCCACGAACGACGGCCCCATCATCTTAATGCGGTATAACGGAACGCTGTCGCCCCTTCTTTGATCAATCGCCTCGATCACCCCATTGAAGCCCGCAATATTCTTAAGGTCTACTTCCAGTCCTTCATAAGGCACGACGTCATCCACGATTGTGACCTCGTCGCCGACTTTCGGATTCGGATCGCTCATCAGGTCACCCCTTCATCGGACACGGGCTGTTCTGGCAGAAGGCCATCAGCGGCCCCGTCGCCATCTCGCAGCGGGGGCAAACCTTCACGGACACCGGCTGAACGTCAACGGGCTCCACCGGCTTCTGCACAGCGTTGTCGGCACGCTCCACGTAGATCGCCACCGGCGGCTGCTATCCAATCACCCTCAGGATCACCGAGCCGCCAGCGTTCAGCTGCTCCAGCTCCGCCGGTGTCGGCTCCCACGCGCTCTCGCAGTAGCCGTCTTTGCCGTGGCGCGGATCACCGCTGGTGCGGATGGCGAGGTGACCGCAGTTGCCGTCGCTCTCCGGCTTCCAGCCGGCGGGCGCGCCGAGCCAGTGGTTAGCTTTGAGGATGCGGCGCGGGATCGTCCCGCGCTTCGATCATCGCATTAGCGATCATATAGGCGGCCTCCGCCAGCAGCGGCGCCCATTGAGCGGTGGCGAGATGACTTGGCGGCGGCTTCAAACTCAGCAATGTGCACATAGCCGCCTCGGCGAATTGGTCCCTCAGCGCAACGCACTCGTCCGGCGTCGCCATCACGCAATCTCCCCTGCCAGCAGCTTTCGCTTGAGTTGGTATTCCGTCATCGTGCGCACGTGGGCTGCGGTCTCGGCCCCGAACTTCTTGGTCACATGATCGGTGTACTCGAGGCTGCGGAAGAACGTCGTGAACGCGGCGTCGCGATATCCGAGCACACGGCGACCGCTGATGTGTTCGGTGTCCAGTGGCCGACAGTCGTCGTTGTGCTGGGAGAATCCACGCCATGTGGCCGGCAACGTCCAGCCTTCCTTCCGCGCCTTCGTATAGAGCGCGGATCCCGGGTAGGCCATCGTGACGTAGAAATTCGCAAAGTCTGGCATGCACTCGATCGCGAGCCGATAGGTCTGGTCCATTGTGTGGACGTCGTCGTCGCGCAGTCCAAACATGAAATTGCCGATGACCTTAATGTCGGCGCCCTGGATGGCCTTGACGGTCCCGACGATGTCGTCGTTGCGCAGCTGCTTTTGGGCACCGTCGCGCACGAGCGCGCTGCCGCTCTCGATGCCGAGGGCGAGCCACTGAATGCCAGCACCCCGCAGCAGCTTGAGCGTCTCTGGCTTGACCGTGTCCACTCGGGCATAGGCCCAGATGTTGAGTTTGTCGCCGAGGTTGCGGTCGATGAGTTGGTGGCAGATCTCGGTGTAGTGGGCTTTGTTGAGCACGAACATTTCGTCCGTGATCTTGAAGGTCTGCACGCCGTACTCGCGGTGCAGGAGCTCGATCTCGTCGACCACGTCTTCGGGCCGCCGCATGCGGTACCGGTTACTGTCGAACGGGGCGTTGATGCAGCAAAACCCGCATTTGTAGGGACAGCCCAGCGACGTGTAGATCGAGGCATACGGCTGGCGCTTGGAGAGGTCGCCGAAGCATTGCCAGTTGTGGGCGCGATAGCGGTTCATGGGCAACAGGTCCCACGCGCCGTCGCCGAACTCGCGCAGGTCTTCGATCAGTGGAGCGCGCGGGCTGATCCGGACTTCGTCCCGGAAGCGAAAGGCAAGGCCGGGAATATTGTCGATGTGGCTCATGGTGGGACCCGGGCCGAGCAACTCATGCAGCATGGTCTCGATCGTGATCGCGCCCTCGCCGACGCCGACATAGTCGACCGCCTCCTCGCGCAGTGTGCGCTCGGGCAGCGCGCTAGGATGGCCGCCGACCATGATGAGGGGCGCCTTGGTGCGCTTACGCAGTTCTTTGGCGAGCTCGCCGGCGCCCCACATTTGCTGGGTGGAGGCGGAGGGCTGGTGGCCGTAGACCGCGATGCAGATCAGCCTGGTATTTAGCCCCATGGCGACGGCGGCAGTGGCCGTCTGCTCTGCGGTGCAGCCCCAGGCCTCGGCGTCGATGATGTCGACACTGAAGCCGGCGCGTCTCACGTAGCCGGCCAGCAGGCGACACCAAAGTGGGGGCTCGACCGCGATGAGGCTGTCACCGAGGGGGCCGTACACACCATGTGCGGCCATCGGATTAATTATCAATAAATCAGACATGCTCGGCCCCTTTCGAGAGGTTTTCTAATGCCCATAATGGCTGCAGGTTGCTGTAGTGAGACGCAGCAACGAATTGTTGCCTGTCGGTCAGATCAAATGAAGCCAGCGGTCGTCGATGATCAATGTGCCAGCATCCCTGCTCGCGTCCCCAGTTGCCCCATGACATTCCAGGCATAAACTGCGCTTCGATATGCTGCTTAAATTGCTCAATCGAGCAACCAAGATCGCGAACGGCCGAACCGTTCCGATAACCACCTTTGATCGCAAGATATAACCGAGTTCGCAAGGCCGTTCGAAGCCTATAAGCAAGCTGGCCGCCTTCCTTGATTTTGCGCAGCCTCAACTCGGCACGTTTTCTGTTGTGTTTAGCCCTCTTCTCCGCCGTTGATCGCCTATTTCGTTTCGTCCGTTCCTGCCGGCACACTATACAGCGATTGCCGGCTACCAGCCTCTCTGCAATATGCCCCATTCACACAAGGAACACCGGTGAAGTAGCGTTTTTCCCCACGTTCCACGGCTTGCTTGCAAAACTGATGATGCTGCGTTCCTTCATAGAGATGGCCCGGTCGAACGCACTTCAAATTATCGCACGTGTGCAATACGTCTTGCGTTGGCCATTTTCCGGCGTGCAGAAACCATGCGACGCGCGAAATCTTTTGCGCCCTTCCGTTAACGCCAAATCGCAAACAAGCTCCGCCGATCCAATTCCAGCACGTATCCGTCTTTCGGACCTTTTCCCAAAACTTCTCGGCTAATGGTCGTCGTCGCATCACACGAAGCCGCAAGATGGATTGACGATGAGAAGATCAATCAAATGCCGGTCGCTCATTTTGGGCACACCATCGCCGGCTGCTCCGGCCGCCACCCGTCGGCGAAGTGGAGCCACACAAATCCTGGCATGCCCGCGGCCCAGAAGCGTGCCGGCGATCCGGCGATTGTCTGGCCGGTCACTGGCCGCGATTCCGTCCAGTTCTCGCAGTTGTTGGGCTCCCAGGCCATGCCGCTGTCGATGTCTTTCGTGAGCCTGCAGACCTTGCTGTTGTCGGTGCAGCGGGTGATCCACTCGCCGGCGATCGCCAGCTTGGAGCCTGCATACGGCGGGTTGATCAAAGGACTCTCTGGCATCTCGTGGTGCTGCTTGGGTCCGAAGGC